ATCAAAGTGGTTATACATCCTTTGATCTCTTTGCGCACTTCTTCCCTACCTGCTTTCTTGGCTGCATTAATTATCCGTGCAATTTCGGATAGATCGTCCTGGCTATCGATGCGTAATCCACCGGCGCCAGGAAACTGAGTTATGCGCACAACGGCATTATCGATCAACATCATCTTTACACCTGCTATTTCGATATTTTCTACAGACATTTCACTGACGCCTTGTTTTTTAAAACTACATTGAGTTGAGCCACAATACTTGCGGCACATGATGGACACATTTCGATCACTGGCCGGTCTGTAAAAAGATCATAAATTGCAATCGTGTCTGGTGTACATGCACCGCATCCTGCACAAAACTCATACGGTGTTTCGGTTTTTACTATGTGTAGTTCACACATGGTTACTCCTTTATAAATTTTCACTTGCTTGGGTTATCTTATAGATTTTTATACTTCATTGCCCCAAACGTCCCAGCCTTCTGTTTTTTCTCTTGCGAATAACTCTATGCGTGGTAAATCATCACCTACCAAATCTACTATGAGTTGACGAAATATAGCGGGCTTTTCACTATGTTTTGCTATGGGGTGTATTTGCAACTGTCTTATATTATTAGATTTGCGTGATATTTGACCTTTTGTTGCAAGAACACATATCTCAGGATTTGCTCTTGTCCAACGCCCTAAGCCCATAAAAAAACTATCTGAAATCTTGTTCTTTTTTGCCCATACGAAAGCAGTTGTTTTATATTCAAAACCCCAAGCTTTTATCACTTTCATAAACTCATTAAGTTTTGGTAAAGTAACCCACAGAAACAAGATACAATCTTTTTCTGCTATGTCTTTAACTGGTAAGTTACAGATGTCCTTTAAAGACATAACGCCGTAGTGATCTGTAACTGAACTGTTCATCATCTTGCCCCGATACGACCACGGCGGGTCTGCATAAATAATCTGATATTTCTTATTCGGAAATTGTATTTGTTCCATCTTTCAACTCCTTAACTGATTTTTCGTTTATAGATGCTGCGTTTTTCGTACTTACCAATCTAACAGTGCACATACCATTTGTCAACATTTATTTTTACATCTAAGAGAATAATTTTAAAAAACAAAAGGGTGATAGTTGTTGTGATCGGCACCACCCGATCTTTATCACCCTCTGTCGCCATAAGTCGCTCTATGGCCTGTCGGCCCGCATACACAACCCCCTTTCGCCTCAAGTTATTGTTTGTGCCGACCAATCCGGCACTCTGTTGTTAAGGCGGTATAAGTCCGTGCTATTCCGCCAATTTTAAACCCAGAAAAGCTTTTGCATAAAACTCGGCAACTTGTAATAGCGTTTTTCGCCAGTCTCGACAAAATGATTCCAGTCTCTTGTACAGATCTCCGTCAACGCCGCATCAAGACAATCTGATATCTTGATATCCTTGATTGAGCAATATCCCATAAGGTACATGATTATGTCACCTACTGCATCGGTAATATCTGCTTTTACTTTTGCCACATCATTATGTGGCCCTACATTCTGTTTGTGTTTGAGCTCTGCCCTTGCAAGCTCGCCGAGCTCTTCGAGCACGCCTTTTAACTGATCATCAGCGTCATTATTCGGAAACGTCGAGGTCAAAAAACCAAAATGGAAACGCTGCAACAAGTCCATCAAAAATTCTGTCTTTTCTAAATTCTGCATCTTTCCAATCCTTAGTAATTTAATTTTACTGCGTTAATACCATTGAACTTGAGCCGTCGTAAACAGCTGTTTTTATTGCTTCTACGGCAGCCTCTTTTGTCGTATACGACCGATCGTCTGATGTATGCACCCACGACTTGCTCAGGTTTATCCATTGTTCCGTTGTAAAAGCGCCATCGGCACCGTTAGCCACACGTAGTTGGCGCGGCGGATGGCTACTGTGGTCACAAAAAGGACATGCATAGCCGAAAAAGCTCGCCCTTTCAGTGGTCATCCCGGTTACAGAAAATAAAAGACCGCACTCTTGACATCTGATCGTTACGTTAAACATGGTTGACTCCTTTTTGTTTTTGCTTAGTGTTAATTAATGTTTAATATAAACGTTTCTTATTGTCAAGTACTTTTTAAATTATTTTTTACATGTTCTTCAACATATGTCTGACCCATCCACACAGGCAAGCCGGCACGAGCAACGTCGAGTAAACAGCCAAAAGCAAACAGTGCTGTGGCCAGGTATGGATCCAACATAAATCCGTTGATCTCATTGTTACCCATTATTGATGTTCCTTATATAAAAGGTGTGATCTGTGTGGCGAGCAGATAGTCGTTCAACAAGATATGTGGCGATCACAATGTTCTGTGTGAGCGCAATAATTTCCTCTTTACCATCTTTATCGCGTTGCATTATATTCATACCGCTACCTCTTGTTGTTATTGTTAATGTTGTTGTCGAGCGCTTTTTCTATTTCTATCAAAGCATCAATTTCGTAAATCGCTTTTGTCATGTCACCACTTGAGTGACAATTGCACTCAGCGTGCCAATCAGATATTCTATAGCTAAGGTCCTCGAGGAAAGACAATAAACTTGTATATTGTTCCATTACATTACTCCTCATCATCAATTAAAATGCTAAGAATAGTCATAAGCTCGTATTTGTGGCTGATCAATAATTGTGAAACAACACGGTACGTTTGCGGATCCGGATATTCGAGCCTACTGCTAACAAACTGAATAAGTCTCTCGTCCACACATGTCGACTTTTCGTGCTCTCGACACGCTTCCATACTGTCGAAAATTTTACCGTCTTCTGATACGTATTGTTTAATTACTTTCATCTTTTTACCTCTCTTTTTAACGCAACAAGACTTTGCGGATTCCTTGTTTGTGGTCACGAAACCACATTCTTCGCATTGGTACCATCCAGGTAAGGTGTATCGTCGATACGCCATTAGCGCACCTCGCGTTCTGGTACAACCCAGCTTCCGTTAAATTCGTCAGATGTAACGATTGCTTTGCCACAGGTCACAGCAACCAGGCGCGCAATCACTTTTACACCTTTTCTTATCGGCGACTCAACCCTTACAAGTCGTCGTTCTATCGGTAATTTTAACAAGCTTTCTGCGTTCATTGCTGCCTCCTGTGGTTAGTGTTAGACAAACAACATTATTTTAATGTTCATTTGTCAAGAAGTTTTTTTAGATAGTTTCGATGTAACCTACTGTCGACCCATGCCGTGGGTGCATGGGGTCCTCGATGTTGTATTGATGTAGTAGCCATCCAATGGAAGATGCGTCAATGCATCCAATGTACGACAACATTGAAGGATGGACACTATTTTTAAAAGCTACTGCGATTAAGTTTTTCATTTTTGTCTCCTTTCTATTTTTTGGGTTTCCCCGTTGAAGTTAATTATATTATCGGCATGCAGGCAAGAAACTTTAGGGAAAAACTATTTTTTTTTTAACATCCATGATATTTCTGAAGCTACATGGTCTACAAATGCGGTATACCAATCATAGCATCCCCCTTCATGGTGACTGACAATAGTTTCAATTTCTGTGTAACCGCCGTCAAACTGAACCTTAGCAACCCACCTGAAGTTAGTTTGCTGCTCTATGTCGATAACCACACCGCATATGTTTCTTGCGCCTCTGCGGAGCGCGGTTGCTATCTCATCGGTTGTCATTATATTGACGCCTTTTCTTCTTTGAGATCTTGGATGTTGATTGCAATGTTTTCAAGGATTCGTTTCCGCCTGCCTTCGTTGATGTAGTTGACGTGGACGTCAGCCGCGTTGAGTCCGTCACCTACAGCGATTTTTTTATTCGATTTGCGATAAGTTCTGTTGGCGACTTCTTCATATTCAGCTTCTAATGCTGCGATTTTTTCGTCTATAACTTCTGCTTTAGCTTCCGCAATAACGCACCTTACTGTCATGACATTACCGAAAAGTGCGTCCATAGGGCTAACGTTCTCAACAACTTCGTTATTCATGATTTTTTCGAAAATTTTGTTGATTGTTTTTTCGTCTGAGATAATCATGTTTTTTCCTTTCTGTGTTGGTGTTAAACATTATATCGGCATGCAGGAAAGGAAACTTTAGAAAAAAATAAAATTTTTTACAGAGAACATTTTACTTCCGTGTTACGGTCATGAGGCCTTTGTCGATAAACATCTGGAGCTGAATATCTGAACATTCGGCTCCGGTATCGATTGTGATGAACCCGTTCTTGATATCCGTCACAATCCCCTCCTGGCCGTTATCTGCTTTAATTTTGTCGCCGATTTTGATTTCGTTAGCGTTTTTGATAGTCATGGTCTTTCTCCTTTGTTGTTAGTGTTTATCCATTTACTGATTATAAACTAACGCACTATCAGCATATTGTCAAGTAGTTTTTTAATTTATTTTTCACTTTTTGTAGCGCGTTGGGTGCGTGCCGTACTTTTCAATAAAAACATGCACAAGTGTCCGCTTTTTACTGTATTTAGTTTGCGGCAAGTGTATGTACTCGTCCGGCGGTAATGCACCGCCAAATAGATACTTGTATCTTTGTTTACGCATACTAACGATTTGACTATGCCTACCACAGTAGGCGCCACTATAAACAGTGCCTACGCAACCAGGAAATTTACACCTGTAATAAGGCTTGTTTGGCGTGTTGAATCGCCTATTGCGTGACTCCTCATCGGTCATAATCGTAGGTAGGTGTATCGCGCAATCTTTATACGTACGGCAGATATTTTTATCTTCGTGTTCGTGTTCGCATCCGCGGCATGCGCCTCTTGAGTATGCCGGCCCGAAGCCCAGCATCTTGCTCTGTAATGGTGATAACGCTTGGATATCGCTGTGCTGCATTATAGGCCTCCATTGCCACAGGAATAGGTGTAGACACGCAAGGCACCTGCGGGTGACATACCGCGGATAAAATATTCGCAGTAAAAAGCGCTTCTTTCGGCTTTAAAATTAACCTTATCCATCAGCGGGCTGAACCTACTGTCCAGTTTGGTAATTTCTTCTACCCATCTGTCGAAATCGTTTATCATTGTTGTGTCTCCTTAAGCAAAACGTGGCGTTATTGTCGTGATCGAGAACACCTCCCTGCCAGCCTTGTTAAAAACGCTCACCACATCAATATCTCTTGTCTCCGATGCTTTTTTCGCTAATAGCATCGCTTTTTCCAGCAAACGAAACTCTGTGTTTAAGCTCCTGATAATACCGTGTTTTTTTATTTTTATTGTGTACATATTTGCTCCTTTTTTGCCACAGTGGAAGAGATTTTCTACCGTGGCTGTTTATGTTGTTAAATACTACTTCGGCACTTTGCTGCGGAAACTTTAGAAGTTTTTTAAAAAATTACTCTACTTTTTCTACATAGTTAAACGCGCGGATTGCTTTTTGCACAGCATGTCCGTTATAAAGGATATTGTTACCATATTTTACAGTAAAAGAGCCTGACGGTGTAACAATGAATTTTAGACGCTTACCGGCAGTAGTTTTGGCAGCATATTCAATCTCTGTTTCTTCGGCCCATGATAAATAGTCTTCCAGTCTTACATTTAATATCCTCATTTTTTATTTCTCCTCTATTTCCACATTGAAATCATCGATGCCTGCAATAGGTTCATCGCCTGCTTCTATGCTAACATTAGATCCATATACCCCAATTAATTTATCGAAACCTCCGTTACCTGCATAAGATGTTATATAACCCTCATCGATGGCCATTTCTTCTGCTTCTCTTTCGTTATTTGCTTCAACTTCTACAGTCACAAAGCATGCGTACGGTATTGTTACTATGTACTTTTTCATTTTTTATTTCTCCTTGGAATTCTCAAATGTTTTAATTTCTGCCGCGGTTACGCCATCAAAACCATGAGGGCAACCGGTTTGCGGGAAAACAAAATTTTGAAAGCTTTTTTCCAGCCAAATATTTTACCGACTAAGAAAAAATGTTTTTTTGTTACGACTCCACTCACGGTCGCCTCCTGGTTTGTGTTAATGTTGACTCTATATAAACATGTATTTATACCATTGTCAACATTAATTTTTAATTTTTTACAGGTATTGTGTCGATAATGGCCTTTGCATCCTTTACGCCAAGGTAAATATCAACTGCCTCGCGCACCTTCCGCATTGCTTCCATTTTCCTGTCACCATCCACTGACGCGATTATATCTTTTGCCTGGTCGAGGGACAGCCGTTGAGTTGTGCCCAAACGGACAACATCGATCAACTGATGTACCCGCGTATCTTCTGTGGCGTCTCCCCCACTGGATCCTACTACTGCGTCACTAGCCACGATAGTGGCATAAGCATCGATAATGGATTTAGGCGCATGCACGACGATATGGTGCAGAATATCCGCCTGCATGTTTTTGCCAGTGATATTTGGCATGATTTTCAGCAATTCTTGATGGTAATTTTTCATCCCGCGTCTCCTTTGAATATGTCTTTAATATCAGCGATGTTATTACGGAAAAACCCCGTTATTAATCGCTGCTCACTCTCAGTGTAATCTGAGTTAGAAAGTATAATACCACTAACTGCTACAACAAGACCTTCGTTTCTTTCATGCATACGCGCTGCAACTAACGTGCTAAACTGCTTACCGTCATCTGTGGTGTATACAGTTTTCTCCTGGATCATCTAAACCTCCTTTGTGTGTTATTGTTATCAACAACATAATATACAAATAACACATTGTCAAGTATAAAATAATGTTAATTAATAAAAAATTAATATTCGATGTGGTAACGCTTGACCCGATAACCGTGATCTTCAATGCTACGACAAAGATCTGGCAGACCAAGGTTTAATGTTGGTTAGCATACTTATACCCAAAAGGCGCATGGTAACCATAGAAAAGGCGCATGGTCTCGTCGCTCCAGTAATCTTCGTGCTCACGTTTTAATTCTCTGAGCTCAGCAACTGTTGCAAAAGTTATGTTGGCTGTTTTATACGCTTCGCAACAAAACTCGTTGTACCAGCAAGACGCTGTCATGCATGCAGCACATACCCGGACTATCTTATTCTCGAAATTTGGCATTTTTTCTCCTGATTATTGTTTAAATTTTTAGTGTGGCCACACATCAGCTACCCAAGGCTAAGGACTTACCTGCCATATTCTTTTAATAACTGCCCCTTTTTATCGTAGTATCTCATCATAAAGTGAGGATGGCAGTTGACGCTAAAATTTTCTCCATCAAAAATAATATTAAGATTTGCGGACGCATTTGCGCCTGCTATACGTCCCTTTTTACCATTGTACGTATGTTCGACTCTCATTCCACGTTTAGCAAATGACATATTACGGACTTCCCTAAAGTCTTTCATTTTCATAATTTCACTGGTCCTTTTTTCTCAGCATGGCCACACATAAGGCAGGTCGCATGGCTCCTCCCATCCAAAGTCACAATACCATCCCCATCCGTTTTCCACGTCTTTCCTAAGAAGGTTGCTTCTGTGAGAAGAGTGGAAAGCAGGATCGCCAAGCCACGGAGGGTCTAAATATCGATCAGGGCTGTTGTTGAAGTGCTCTAAAACCTCAGCGTGATGCTTTGCGTAATCCTTACCACGCACTTTCAGTTCATCGTACAAAGCAAAGAGATAACGACATAATGAACCTTTGTAATCAACGCCTCTGTAGCTTCGCCACATTTTAGCGGCGGGGTGGTTAGACCACTTTCCACGCAGCAAGGTCAATCCCTCACGATAAAATTGATTGCCAAGTTGCTTTTTGTACAAACATTTAGCAGACGCGTCGAAGTCTGGAAACGGTAAGAATGTTTGCATCAGCGATACCTCGTTTGTTAATGATCAATGTTAACCAACACTATAATTTACTATTTTTATCTTGTCAAGTGAAAAATAGTGTTGGTTGATTATTCCACGAAGGTTGAATTTTTATCTACCGTCGGTAACACCACCATACAATAAAATCAATGGCTTCGACAGGGTACCCGTTAGGTATACGAGACGTGTCCTTCACAATGTTGTTCTTATCACAAAATTCACTTACCTTCCGTGCAAGTGCGTAAGGTGACACGTCCGGCATGGCACCACCAACATATTCTTGCGCGCTCATGAACTTAGGCCTTTCATACCTGTTGCCAATACTGTCCAATTTGTCTGATATTTTTTTGAGCACATCACCCAATAGGCGGTCCCTATCTTCAAGCCTCGACAACCGTTTATCATTATCCTCGAATTTTGCGGTAATGAGCTTAAGGGCATCTGTGATCATTGCAGGTTTATGTTTAGCCTGTGTGTTTACGCGCGGTTTAGTTTTGCCACAGGTGATTTCCTTAAGCTTGCGTTCGCATGCAATAAAATATTTGCGCGCTTGTCTTCCCTTTGCAGTTTTTTCGGCCATGGCGAGTTCCTTTGCCATGTCCATTGAAAGCATGTATTCCTTAGATGGACGGCCTCTTGTATTTTCGCACAAATTTGTGCAAAAATCCGAATTTACTACGAATTCATACTCTTTTATGCGTCGCTGGATCCATTGGTCAAACCTGTCACCGACCTCAAGGAATTTATGCAGATCCCTTGCGTCAACAGCATTAACCTCTTCATTGCCAATTACGTTCTTGTTAATTTTGATAAGTTCGTTCATGTTCCTCGTTCTCCTTTGATTGCCACAGTAGTGCCTGTATCAGATTGCTTAATGTGCGACGCTCTTTGGCTGCCTTAGCCTCGAGCCAGTTACGCAATTCAGTGTCAAGCCTTACTCCGGCAACTGTTTTTGATTCTTTCCTTTTTGTCATTGGTTACTCCATCACGTTAACGTTGTTGTGGTTAAACCACTTTTCGTTATTTATATCAACCACTTTTCAAAATAAATACCTAAATACCAGCCCTCAAAAATGAATGCGTTGAAATCATTAGACATCCATCCGTTTTTGATCCTGCAGCTTCCTTCGGACGCCCTTAAGCATCCCGACCACATGTTTGGCCCATGCGGAACGCAATAAGCTTGCATTAAACTGCGCCGGTATGTCGGATCGTTTCCACATATAGTAAGGCCCATGGTAGGTGCACCTCGAGCCCTGGAATCGCGACTTGCGATACGGCCATACGCACTTCGCACAGTCGCCGTTCACATGTTCGCATAGTGGACATCCTGTCATGTAATTGTAACGTGGTAGACTACCATCAGCATACAAATCGCGGATGGCCTGCCGTTTGTTGCTGCTACCCGTCTCTGCGAGCCTTTCCCACACTACAATTGATTCGTCTAAACCATTATTCATTTTTGCCACCTTTCTTAGGTTAATTTAAAAACGATCTTGGTTTACCCATACCTGGGTATGGATAAGGCCTTTAAAGTTTTTTCTCCTGGCTGTCAGCCACACGCAAGGCTATTTTTTACGATATTTTGCGAGGCGCTCTGACATAACTTTGATTTGTCCTTTCTTAGTCCCATTTTTAAACGATATATGCTTACCTATACTTGGCTATGGCCACATGTTCGATCGTTTAACCAGCGGCGCCTCCTGTGGTCAAAAACTATTGTGCGTCGTTAAACATAAACACGGTTGCTTTTCCATTCTGCCCTCTTGTCATTTTTATTGTCTCCTTGAATTAATGTTGATTCTAATATCACCCATCCATCCCGATAAGTCAAGTAAAAAATACAATTATTTTGTATCGTCTTATATTAAAATGCATACGTATTTATGGCACAGTTGTTGAATACCTATGTAAGTTATTGATTTAAAATATGTTCCCTGTCGCTTGTTATAATTTCAAGTAGTTACGCGTAAAAAGCTACAATACATTCCCGATTTTATCCACCATTTATCCCCCGAAAAAATTGGCTTTTTCTTTAATAATAATAGAGAGATATATATAACTACTATAAAGATAGGACTACAGTAAAGCCTGGGGGGTCTCACATGGTTAACATTAATTTTTTATACTGGGATATTGATTTAGTATTTACTTATTACCGTATTACGTTTAGTATTTTAAAATTTCTTTTTGAGACCCCCTTACAATCCCGTAGTCCTAAGTTCCGTAACTAATTGTAATAATTCAGGAAAAACCTCAATTCTCAGGGGATAAACGCATACATTCCCATTTATCCCCCGTAATTTTGAGTATATTTCTGTACAATATCAGGTACTTAGCGCGAAAAAACGCGTTTTTACTGTATCATTTTGCGACAGTGAGATATGGGGGAACATCTGTTCCCTGTTGTATTTTCCTACAGGGCACAAGGGTAACATACCTTGTTACTCCAACTAATATGTATCTTATAAACCAATCTGTGAGTTGTATATTCTACATCAACAGGCAAAAATAAAGGGCACCGTTTCGAAAAAAGATGCCCTAAAATTAAAAAAAATTAAATTTTTTCTTACCAGGCCGGTCCTTTGTAATATGCTGATACTGATACGCGTGCACCTAAATGATTACGTATTTCGTCCGGCATTACTTCGACAAGTATCTCTCGTTCGACCATTGTTTTAAGTGTATGATCCAGAACGTCACTAATACCCATAGGACCACTCTTGAAACAATTTAGCCGGCTGCACCTGCGTCTGAGGTACTGTGTATGTATTAATGGTGTACGTGCAATCAAAGCAGGTATCTTGTAAGACAGCTTTTTTTTATATGACATGCCCTGGTATTTTGTGATCATATTTCGTAAAGCATTAATACGTTCATCTTCTGTGCTTGCTGGAACAGGGATTGTGCCACCAACAAACAGTTTGTTCTCCAGTGTAACCACACGTGCTTCAAGCGCGGTCACATAATCTTCAATAGCTTCAATACGTTCCAAATATTTCATGTTCTGTCCTTTCTACCAGTTACTTCCTTTTGCATATAACGGTGCGGATAATCTACATGATATCCCATAGTGGTCTCGTGCCTTTTGTGGCGGTATTTCGACTAATACGTCAGAATCTACCATTACCCGCAATATTTTCTTTATTGCTTCGTTTAAACCACGCTTGTCGTCTGTGAAGCACTTCATTCTTGCGCAGCGCCTACGGAAAAACTGTGTGTGTATAAGGCCTGTTTCTGCCACTTCCTTAGGTATTTTATACGCCATCCTTTTCTTTTGTGTCATCTTAAGATACTTGGCCACAAGGCGTTTTATTTCGCCCTCTTGGCGTGACTCACCGTTACCGATGGTTTGTTCTTTTAAACGTTTTTTGACCACGTTGTCACTCGACTCAGCGAATGCAATGCCCCAGCGTGCAGCTTCCTTTGTGACTATCGGCCTGTACGGATTATCACATGCACCCACAAGTGCCGAATACCGCAACGCCTTAAGTCTGGTGCGGTTGATCAGTATCTGTTCCGCACATCCTTTTGGTAACGCGTTGTACTGATCTGTCACTGTGTGGCCATACTCATCTAATATTCTGCGTGCTTCTGGTGTAGGTTCCACCATGATGTATTGATTTGTATTATTTAGCTTAGCTGCCGCTTCGACAAGTGCGATGTATTTACGGATAAGACCTGGCGGTGGTGCGTGGTTAGTATCAGGGTTATCATATGGCTTTAATCCATTGTACTCGATAAACGTTAGCCGTGTTATGAGTCCATCCTCAAAACTGCCGAAGCTTAAGTTATCAAAAAGTGGTTCCGGTGGCGTGTCACCAATAAACGTAAAATTAGGCGCTTCGACGCTCTCGACATTTTTTGCTTTATCAGCGAAGACCGCCTTACCAAGGTCATTCCGCGGGCCGGATTTGCCATAAAGGTTAAGTAGCGCGGTGACCTTTGTCTGGTCATGGCTCGGCGCCATGCGGCTATTAATTGTGGTCAACGTCTTGCCGAACTCCGGTATAAAATGCACGGCACTCGGTTGATCCCTTACCGCCATGTAGATGGCTTGTCCTGACGCAAGCTGCTCAGCGCCTATAAAATCATCCACTGTGGGTACTTCTGCCCGCAAGCGTTTTGCAAAATCGGCTATGGATCCTTTGGTACCCTCCTTACCTGCGCCAGAATAGGCCACAATAATAAGGTAGCAGTTAAGACCTGAGTGCGTGTATGTGTGATACTGTCTGCCGGCTACACCTGCGGAAAAACCAATTGCAGCTGCAATTGCAGTCTCATGCAATGGCGCTATCATGTTTTTCTTGAAAAACCTTGCAAGCTCTCCCATTGTGCCAGGTGGGTACGGTACAGACGATTTGTCTTCTTCTTTATCATCGATCGTTTCAATCACTCCGACACTGGTCTCTTCCTCAGCTGCATCAATCGCAACATCACTCTTGTCAACCTCATTTTCAACGACATCATTTTCAACCGGAACATCAGGTACAAAATCGTCCGACGACTTTAAACCATAATTCGAATATAATTCCGTAAAGTCAAGAATATCGTTTCGTTGCTCTGCGTCATGGTTGTTCAATAGTTCCGTAAAATCAATGGCCGGCACCTCTTTTGCACGCAAGTGTTTAAGAGTACGGTTTAGATATTTATCGTCACGTGTGGCCTTGGCACGCTGTCCTAATGCAGACATACGGAAAGTCCGCCTGACCTGGTTGTTGCTCGGCGTATAAAAAGCAAGCATTGATAGTAGTGCGTAATCAGCCTCGGACTGCGATGCATAACCGTTAATATCTCCTCGCCACAGGCGTTCAAATTTATCGGCGTTGGCTGCAGATCGTGCACGTTCAAGGAGTGCCGCGTCTGATACTATGCTTCCTACTTCGATGAGCTCTGCGTTACCGTTATCGGATCCGCCCATTTCGTTATAAAGGTGATCTGCTACGTCCTGCATGTTAGCCACAGGTGAGTTAGTTACTATGTTGCCAGTGCATATGATGTACCTTTCACTGCTGTAGATTTCTACTTCATTTTTCTTCTTTCCTGTCGGCACTGATCCTTTACCTATTATATGTAGTCCACGTCCAGATTTAGACAACTCTTCATATGTCTCCGTACTCTCGCTGCGTATATGCTGTTGCAGATCTATGATTCGTCGGCATTCCGTGTCATCGTATCGTCTGCTACCATCCTTATTATTATACTTGGTATACGGATCATCGAAATCAATTACAAGATATGGATCATCCTTTGTCAGCACAAAACCGACATGACCTTTGTGGCTATCAGCTGCTTCGCATGCCTTGTCAAAGCTGCTCCACGTAGACGGATCCGTTACACTTGCAAGTGTTCCTGTGCTCGGATTTAACGGTACCTTATTACTTGGCAGCGAATAACACCACTGTGGCAATGCGCGCATTTCTGCGGGTATATTTTTACGCATGGCTCTGCGCTCCGATTGGATTTTAAAAAGCAAAAGGCCTCATTAAACTTAATTGAGGCCATTGCAATAAACGCAAAAATGTACTATACATCTAATACTTTGCCACTCAAATGCTCGTACAATGCCTGGATGCGGTCCGCAGAAGGGTTTTTGATACGGCCTCCCCTCAACTGTGTTAACCAGTGGAATCCGATACCTGTTTCTGCATATACCCTGAGCGGCTCCACGCCATCTGCATTAAGTAACTCAAGCGTTTTTTCAACCAAAGTGCCTCGTTTAAATTCAGCCATTTTTTATCTCCTTAATTAATGTTGTTTGAAAACCTGCCACCAGCATATTACACAATAAAAAATGTGGCAATAAAAAACTTGCGAAAAATATTTTAATTTTTTGCTTGACATTGATAAACCAGTGTCATAGTGTTTGCTAAACAACAACACAAGAAGGCATCAAAATGGAATTAATAAAGATTCGATACCGCCATGAGGAAGGTTTCGACTATGTTTGCCAAAAATGCATAGACGAAACCGGCTACTGGTTTGGCGCAGGTGAGTGTCCATATGTCGATTACAATGTGCGTATTGCTGGTCTCGAATGTCCGGTTTGCCACAGTGCCGACGATTAATTTGATAATAGCATGTACGCTGCTCGTCATAGGCTATGTCGCGTGTTATGATGTAGTGGTTGTATACACAGCATGCACACAAAAACCTAATGCCAATGTGCTCGAAAAAATATTCGTTAAAACTATATCTGCAGCCATATTACTTGCTGCTTATGTAGCCATATTTTTAAGCGGATATTTTTTTGCTGTAGGTGGATTTTTAATTTAAGGAGGTAAAATGGATATTAAAAAACTAAGCGAGTGGTACACTGTAAGTGAGCAGTTGAAAGAGTTGAAAAAGAAAGAACGTGCACTGCGTAAAGAAATATTTAATGACGTCTTCCCGTCACCGGACGAAGGTATTAACACACTAAATATTGATGACAATTACGTACCCGAAGGTAGTTACAAATCAAACATTGGGTACTGCTACGCATTGAAAGGTGTGTACAAATACACACGCAGCGTTGTGGAGAAAAACATACCTGACGTCAAGAAGCACTTCCCACCGGAAAGACTGAATGCATTGATAAAATACAGGCCATCGTTAGTACTGTCGGAATACAATAAGCTGAATAAAAAACAAAAACTTGTATTCGACCATTGCCTCGTGGTCAAACCCGCCACACCATCACTTAAAATCGAAGAAGTAAAGAGAGGTAAGCAATAATGGTAAACTTTACGACAACCGGCCGTGCAGCCAAGGACCAAGGTGTTAAGGTACTTGTCTATGGCAAGTCTGGGATGGGCAAAACTTATTTGTCATCTACTGCAAGCGACAATTTCATCATATCCTGTGAGAGCGGACTCCTCTCTCTGAGAGATTTCGATATACCGGCTGCCGAAATAACAAGCTTCGCCGAACTCAATGAGGCCTATCGATGGGTAGCTGAGTCAAACGATGCTAAACAATTTAATACGTTTACCCTTGACTCGGTAACAGAAATAGGTGAAATTGCACTGTCATACCTAAAAAGTATACATCGTGATCCACGCCAAGCATATGGTGAGCTCGTTGATAAAGTACTTAGCGTCGTAAAAAAGTTTCGCGACCTAAAAGGTAAGAACGTATATTTTACTGCAAAAGAAGCACGATTTAAAGACGAGTCAACAGGCAGCCTCCTTTACGGCCCAGAAATGCCTGGTCAGCGTCTCGGACCCGGCCTACCTTATTATTTTGACGAAGTATTCCGCATTGAGACTGCCACAACAGATAACGGCACGAAATACCGCCTGTTGCGGACACAACCCGACGAACAGTACGATGCAAAAGATCGATCTGGCGCGCTCGATGAAATCGAACGTCCACACCTCGACCATGTGTTCAACAAAATTAAAGCCGGTGTAAAAAGTAGTTGACATGATGTTATAATAGTAATATATACAAAACATAAATTGCCTGTAAATCAACAAAAGGAGAATTAAAAATGCCAGCATTAAACTTTAACGCCAATGATCATCAGCCGCTTGGATCGATTGAAGCGGTACCGTCAGGATGGTACCCAGTCAAGATCACAAAGTCAGAATTCAAGGAAAACAGCCAAAAAACAGGCCGTTACCTTGAACTAACCGCAACCATCACCGACGGTGATTACAAAGGTGGTATGCTGATTACGCGCCTCAATCTCGAGAACCCAAACAGCACAGCTGTGGAAATTGCACAGCGTACACTGTCAAGTATTTGTCACGCCATCCATGTACACAAGATCACCAAAACCGAACAGTTACACAACCACACACACATGTGGAAAGCTGTGTACATTGAACCCGTTACCGATGAAGACGGCAAAGTAATATACGGTGCAAAAAATGATATTAAGGCCTATAGGGAGTCAACTGAGCTACCTGGCCGTACCGTTGAAGACGATGACGCACCAGCATGGGTTACCGAAGATATGCCTGCACCTGCACCCGAAGAACCGAAGCCTGCACCTGCACCTGCGCCAAAGGCAAAAGCGAAAGTTAATCCGAAGGCAGTTCCTGTTCCGTCCACAAACGATGGCGTCCCACCGCCTGACGCACCTCCAGCTGACAATGTCCCATCACAAACAGATGTTCCGGCACTGTCCGAAGAAAAAGGTATCGATACTGACTTTGACAGCTACATGACGGCTAAGGCCGGAGGCGCCTCGTACCTTGCCTTTGCGAAAAAAGGGTGGACTATCGAGTCACTTGTAAAAGCAGGATACATGCGAGACCCCGGCATTGGTAATAAAACGGTTATCCCTGACGTACCACCCCCGTCTGAGCCAACTGATGCCACCAGCACATCTTCTGCTAAGCCACCCTGGGTACCCTAATTAACGGCCACATAGGCCTGATTTCATAAGGGCTGCCTCAAAAGCAGCCCTAATTAAAGCAAAGGACTAATAACATGAACTATAAAAAGATAATCGAAACATCGCAAAAAATTATGTCGCTGAATAACACACAAAACTTACTTTACCGCCTGTTAGGTGCGTATAGAAGCGATATCGGTATACACGGGGCTGATCTTTTATACAACGAAATTGACAAAATTAATAAAGAAATAAAATCACTTGAAGGCACACTTAGAAAGTTGTGTGAATAGGAAATAATAACCATGAAAATAGACGAATACAGAGAAGAACTATTAAAAATAGATAAGATAACCAAGTCCAAGAAAGCTGTACTTTTAGCTAAATTTGTTGAAGCAAATAGTACTTTTAGGATTGGTGATATAGCAACTGATCATATTGGATCTATAAGGATAGAAGAAATAAATATCGAGCTGCCTTACTACGGTAAACACGCACCTACATTTATCTACCTCGGTGTACGGCTAACAAAAAAAGGTACACCTTTTAAAAACGGCGAACAAAGAATAATACATCAATGTAATCTTGTTGCAGGAAAAAAATGCCAAAGAAACGAAAAGTAAAATGTCCATACTGTGGAAAGGATGCAAGTTTAGTTCATGCAAGCGTTATGTACAGAAACAAAAGTCAACGTTGGTTATGGTACTGTGGTTGCGTACCAGGTGGCGCAATTGTCGGCTGCCACGATGTCTCAACAGTACCATTAGGAACACTTGCAAACCAAGAATTAAGGCAGCTGCGCATACTCGTACACCGGCATCTCGATACACTGTGGCAATCAAACAAATTAACGCGCAATGACACGTATAGAATACTTGCAAAAAAACTAAAACTTAAACACAAAAACTGCCACATAGCAATGTTTAACATAGACCAGTGTAACAATGCGATCCATGTAATATCGGAACTGAAGAAAACGTATGGTATTAATCAAATAATTTAGGTGTAAAACAGTGGTTTAAGATAACTAAACAAGGAGACATAATAATGGAATGCTCGTGTGTGAGTGACGATGTAACGGATGTAGGCGCAGTTTTGACCGATAAAATCGTAAAAGCGAGAAAAGATCATAAATGTGTAGAATGCAGAAAAACGATAAACAAAGGAGAGATGTACAGATATGAAGTAATTAAGAACGATGATTTGAATGTGTTTAAAACGTGCGCAGATTGTAACAGTGTACGGGAACACCTTGTGTGCTTTTTTTATTATGGTGAAATATGGTGGTTAATCGAAGAAAACATAAGCGAATATGGGGATCAGCAACCATGGTCGAAAATTGGTAGGCTAACACCAGTTGCACGCGAGCGCGTGTGTAAAATTATCGAAGACAGTTGGAGAGATGACGAAAAGGTAATTAAATGACACAGTTAGCCGAAAAAACATTAAAAGCTATCGACGAGAAAATAGTAGATGACCACACCGAAAAATTTAGGCGTCATCTTGGCGCCTCTATTATCGGTAGGCCCTGCATACGTTCTCTGTGGTATTCCTTCAGGTGGGCAAAACCCGCGGAGTTTAGCGCGCGAATACTTAGGTTGTTTCAACGCGGGCACCTTGAAGAGGATCGTTTCATTGATTACTTAACGCGCATTGGATGTAAAGTTTGGTCACATGATGCCGATGGAAATCAATTCCGTTTTTCGTTCTGCGGTGGCCATGCCGGAGGATCCCTTGACTCGGTAGCCACTGGTGTACCAGATGTGCCAAAAGATAGGCCGTGTCTTTGCGAGTACAAAACACATAACGACAAAAGTTTTAAGATGCTACAAAAGAAAGGAGTAAAAAACTGTAAGTTTGAGCATTATGTACAAATGCAGTTATACATGTCCGGTTTTAATCTGCCATACGCACTCTATATGGCGGTCAATAAAAATGATGACGATTTGTACCTCGAAATTGTTACTCGCAACGATACTGTGGCCAACGTCTACAAAAAACGTGCCGAAAATATTGTGTATGCCGAAACACCTCCTGCGAGACTAAATGAGTCACCAGGATGGTGGCAGTGCTCTTGGTGCGATTACAAACAGATCTGCCATACTGACGCCATAGCCACAGTTAACTGCCGCACATGCGCGAATTCGACGCCTGTTGCCGATGGTGACTGGTCGTGTGAGCGACATTACACAGCAACTGTTGATCACGCAAATTATAAGAAATCCAACGAAATACACTGCACCGGTTGTGGTGATCACATATACTTGCCGGGTATGATCGGAGGTGCCACATTAGTTGATATGGCCGACAACAGATCTTGGATAAAATACAAACTGCGTAACGGCAATGAAATCGTCAACGGAAGGGATCACATAAAAAGCATAGATTTATTAGGTGATTAGATGTTTACACCGAGACCGTATCAAGAATATGCAATACAGTCGATATTTGACTATTTCAACGGAGGTGGTACAGGTAATCCTGTAATTGTTGCCCCGACTGGCACGGGCAAGGCGCTTATTTTAGCGGAGTTTATTAAACGTACACTTATGTCTTGGCCCGATCAACGGATAATGATGTTAACTCATGTTAAGGAGTTAATTGCCCAAAACATGCAGACTCTACTGCGTCAATGGCCCGCTGCGCCGGCAGGTACATACAGTGCTGGCCTAAAGCGCAAAGAACATAATCAGCAAATCACATTCGCAGGCATTGCATCCGTGGCTAAAAAACCTGAACTGTTTGGCTGCCAAGACATTATAACCATAGATGAGTGCCATCTTGTATCCGAAAAAGCAGATGCAATGTACAGCGCTTTCTTAAATGCGCTAAAAGAGGTTAATCCGCACATTAAAGTTGTCGGCCTGACAGCGACACCTTACCGCCTTAAAAATGGCCACCTGACAGAAGGTACTATATTTACAGATGTTTGTTGTGACATGACAACCCCGGAGGCATACTGCTATTTCGTGGAAAACGGATACATGGCTGCCCTGATTACTAAACGAACAAACATGGAAATCGACACGTCAAATGTACCGATACGCGGTGGCGATTTTGCGAAAAAGCAGCTCCAAGAAGCCGTAAACAAAACCGAGCTGACGCGTGCAGCCGTAGAAGAAATGATTGAGCTTGGTAAAAATCGCCATAGCTGGATTGTTTTCGCCACAGGAATTGACCACGCAGAGAACATCGCACGTATGCTTAACAGGCGCGGTATAAAATCTACTGCTATACATAGTAAATTGAAACCTGCGGAACGCGATGAGAGGATAAACGATTTTAAGAGTGGTGTATATCGCGCTGTTGTGAACATGGGTATTATGACCACAGGTTTTGACCATCCACCAATTGACATGGTAGGCTTCCTCCGCCCGACGCAATCGACAAGCCTGTGGCTACAAGCTCTCGGCAGAGCTACACGTCCTTTCGATGGTGACGGTATTTTCCCGGCAAAGGAAAACGCGCTCGTGCTCGACTTTGCAGGAAATACCAGGCGCCTTGGTCCAATAGATGATCCAGTAATACCTAAACGAGCACGAAAAGGAAAAGGTGGTACAGCGCCCGTAAAGACATGTGAAAAGTGCATGTTTTACAATCACGCTACCGCCAAATTTTGCTGCCAGTGTGGCCACGAGTTTAAAATGGTTAACAAATTATATACTACATCAGATACCACAGCCGTTATGCGGCTGAAGAAGAAGACGAAGAAAGAAAAAAAAAAAGAACCTATTATTGAAATATTCAGCGTAGATCACGCGGTATTTGTGAGACACGCGAAAATTGGCAAGCCTGTATCACTTAAGGTGACTTACCACTGTGGGTTAAGACAGTTTAGCGAGTGGATTTGTCTTGAGCACGATGGATGGCCGCTCAGAAGAGCAAGGTCTTGGTGGGGGAAAATGTCCGCGACCCCTGTACCGATGAGTGTCGACGAGGCATTAAAACTAACAAACGACATAGATGTTCCAAAGGCTATCAAAGTTGATGTTAGCAAGAAATATCCGTCAATCCTTGAATATCTTCGGGACTAATTTTTCACTTGACAATACATTAAACGTAAATTATATTGGGTTAAACACTAACATTAAAGGAGTAAAAAATGAAACAAGTAATCAAAGACCACTTAACTGGAAAAGTCTTGTACGAATCCAAACACAAAACCGTTAGAGAATGTATTGAAGAAGCTGTTAAAAAAGGTATCGCCCTTAGGAATGCCGATTTTAGGAATACCGATCTTAGAGGTGCCGATTTTAGCAGTGCCGATTTTAGCGGTGCCTATTTTAGGGGTGCCAATCTTGAACGTGCCGATATTAGTTGTGCCGATCTTAGAGGTGCCGATCTTAGAGGTGCCTATTTTAGCGGTGCCGATTTTAGCGGTGCCAATATAGATTTTTCATGTTGGCCCCTATGGTGTGGCAGCAAAAACGTTAAATTGGACACATGTCAAAAAAAGCAATTGTTAGCACATGCTTTTAATGTTGCACTTGATGAGTTTCCCGGTGTGCTTACGCAAGAACAAAAAGACTGGCTAAATGGTTTCCACAGAATTGAATCTGGCGAATTTCCTAAGTTTTAATATAGTGCACCATGTAAGAATTATTTAAAGGAGTAAAAAATGAAACAACTTATTTTAGCAGTATTATTTACTTTGTCAACAAGTAACGTGTACGCGGACAGATCTTTCGTGGAAAAATACAATGCATTGCTTATTGACTTCTGTGCAGGTAGCGGCATCCCAACGTATGCAGAAGTACTACCAGTACACGGTAAAAGGAATGTCTACGCTAACACCAAAAGCACTGTCAGCACTGTGTATATTGGTAATAAAACATGTCTTGTGCTGGACGTAAGTGACACAGATACTGTGGTGTTTGCGCTTTATGCGTACTTTGGTGTCTTAGGCTCCGCAGACACCTTACAGGAAGCTGCGCAGAGGTATATGGTAGATTTACAGTTTGCAATGAATAACCTCGCAAAAGGAGCGGATGAACAGTCTATAGGTAGTGTTACGCTAAAAAGAATGCAAGATATGCTTATCGTTTGTGAGTAGTATGGAAAAAAGGATGCAAAGAAACGGAGTGGTCTTGCCACACGAAGGTACCGACGAATACCGCGTGTGGCAAGAATGTGAGGAACAGTCAGAGGCAGCTGGTGCCCCTGTACATGTTGATGACATAATCTTTGTGTTTGCCGGTAAAATCCGCATCGCATTTACCCGGAAAGTATACGCTGACTGGTTGAAATTTAATAATTACTCTGATAGCATTATCCTTGCACCTATACCGCTGCCACCCGCCCCAACACCGAAAGGTCGAGAGGAAACATTGGTACCACTGCCCCCTGATGCGGATAAACACAAACAACTATATTAAGGTAGGTCAGTATGACTATAAAAGATGCTTTAAAATTTGTTAAAAGTGCCGTCGGCAAGTCCGATGATCCCACACAGGCGCATTACAGCATATCTAACGGTGTGATCAAAAGTTATAATGGTATAATCACAATGTGCTCACCGATACCTATTGATATAGAGGCAACCCCTGTGGCTATAGCATTCAATAGCGCAATCGCAATGTGCGATGAAACGACAACCATAAGTAGTGTGAGAGGTAAGTTAAAAATAAAATCAGGCCCGTTTAAAGCTAATATTGAGTGTCTTCCTGGCGAAGTACCTTACATGCTTCCGGAAGGTGTTAACCGCGAAATTACCTGCTCAATACTACCCACAATAAAAAAACTGATTCATATTGTTCCTAAAAACTCACCGCAACCGTGGAACAGGGGCATGTTATTTGACGGGAATTCTGTGTTTGTCACAAATAACGTTGTGATCGTACAACACTGGCATCCGGAACCATTCCCACACAGAGTAAATGTGCCGGAAGAAGCATTGCGTGCGTTGATTAGGATAAACACCGAACCGATATCCGTACAAATAGCGCCAAAATCAATAACGTTTCATTTTGACGACAATAAATGGCTTAAAACTAAGCTACTTGCAGACGATTGGCCACAGAGTGTGGAAACAATCCTAAATGCTGATTCTGAGCAGACACCCATACCGCCTACTTTTTTTGATGCAATAGAAGGCATGTCATGTTTCACCGACGAAACAAAATGCGTTGAGTTGCGCAACGGAAAGGTTAACGTACGTGACAAAGAAATATCGTATGATGTAGAAGGTTTATGCGGACGTGGTTTCTATGCCACCGATAAGCTTTTGATGCTAAAAGATGTGGCTAAAACTGTCGATTTAACATCGCATACTAAGCCGTCTATATTTTTCGGCGACGCTTTGCGCGGTGCAATCATAGGTATGATATAATGTCACTCAAAACAGGTTTATTCTGGGATGAAGAGCCAGGGTGCAGAATAAAGCACAGGATCGCCTCAATAATGCCGGACATACCAGATACCGGCTGGAAGATGCCAACTGAATTCCCGGCACTTGATCGTGCTAAAGTGCTTGCAATCGACCTGGAGACGTATGACCCAGAACTAATCGAGAAAGGTCCAGGGTGGGCGCGAAACCGTGGCCACATAGTCGGTGTGTCGGTAGCGGCAGACGGGTATAAAGCATATTACCCAATGCGTCACGAAGTCGAAAAAGAAATCAATCTTCCCCCAGATAAAGTGCTCGCCTGGTTAAACGATGTATTGAGTAATGAGCATGCGCCTAAAATAGGTGCAAACATCATGTACGATATCGGATGGCTCCGACAAGAAGGTGTCGATGTAAAGGGTAGTTTGATCGATGTGCAGTTTGCAGAAGCATTGCTTGCTGAAGAAGGTAAAACGGGACTTGAACATCTTGGCCAAAAATACCTTGGTATGGGTAAAGAGAGCCCAGTATTGTACGACTGGTGCGCTAAATATTACGGCGGCAGCCCAAATGATAAACAACGTAAAAATATATACCGTGCTCCTGCGCGCCTGGTAGGACCGTACGCCGAGAGTGACGCAACATTGCCATTGCAGCTTGCAAGACCACTATACGAAGCACTTAAAAATAATGATCTGCTTGATTTATTTGATGTTGAGTGCCGGCTTATACCACTGTTAATTGACATGCGCTTTGCTGGCATGCCTGTTGATATAAATGGTGCAGAAAAAGCACGTGTACAACTGACACAAATGGCGGATAATGCTGCTAAACAAATAAGGGACATGGTTGGTTTTGAGGTAAACGTTAATGCATCAGCAAGTATGGCAAAAGCATTCGACAAGGTAGGCCTCAAATACCCGCGCACTGAGCCAAGCGCATCTTATCCAGAGGGACAACCGAGCTTTACAAAAATTGTGCTGTCTGGCATCAATCATCCATTTGCGCAATTAATAAGTGATCGTCGTAAGTACCTTAAAATGATCAGCTCTTTTATAGATGGTGCGATACTTGATGCACATGTTGGCGGTAAAATTTATCCACAATTTCATCCGTTGCGTGGAGATCGCGGCGGTACGCGTAGTGGTCGGTTTGCATGTAGCAATCCAAATGGACAGCAAATACCATCTCGCGATAAATTTCTTGCGCCACTGATCCGTGGTCTATTTATACCGCAAGAAGGACATGAGTGGTTCAGCGCCGATTATTCGCAGATAGAATATAGGATGCTACTGCATTTTGCAGTTGGCCAAGGCGCCGATGAAATTAGGGCACGGTTTAATGCTGATCCGTCACTTGACTTCCATGATTTTACACAGGCACTTATCGAGGAAAAGACAGGGATAAAACTTGATCGGAAACCTGTGAAAAATATTAGCTTCGGTCTATGTATAGCAGAAGGTCAGCTTGTTACGACAAATCGTGGAAATATTCCGATAGAAAACGTAAGTAAAGATGACCTACTATGGGACGGCGTAGAATGGGTATCGCACGACGGTGTCGTGTGTAACGGTATAAAAGATGTAATTACATACCATGGATTAACAACTACTAAAGATCACGAGGTTTATTATGGAATTAATAGATCGTGCACAATGGATAAAGCCAGGAAATCGCGCAAAAGGCTTGTCACACTATGCCAAACAATTGGAAAAGATGGATTTAGGAGAGGTTACACCGGTAGAGGTATCACGTGTGGAAGATGCACGAAGGTGTGGAACCACAAGAATAAAAATAATAGTTCGTTGCAACAACTGCGGAAAGACCTACGAACGCTACTGGGACAACATAAAAAAAGGACATGGCTGTGTCTGTTTGAGGAACAGAAAATATTTCGCAGACGCAGATTTAGTGGAATCACTCGGAAATCGATACGATGCAATAGTCCAGAGATGCGAAAGAGATACGCATACGAGCAGTCACAATTACAAGGGACGAGGTGTAAAAAATCTTTTCTCATCGAGAGAACACTTTATTATGTGGGCACTGAAGAAATACCCAAACGGCGAATACATGGGGATGGAATTCGACCGTATAGACAACGATGGTCATTACTCACCAGAAAATTTAAGAATAGTCACAAGTGCAGAAAACAAATTAAATACGCGTCGTACTGTATATACAGAAAAGCGTTTAGAATCCTTTCAAGAAAAATACCCTCAAATAAAGTATGCTCGTGCAACACTGCGAAATTTACTTCAGAAGAGATTAACCGATATAGAAATAATAGAAAGATACAATTCGTCGAAAGTAATGCGCCGAAAAAAGCAAAAGTCTACGACATAATAAACGCGGGCCCGCGCCATAGGTTTTTCTGCCAAGGTGTACTTGTGTCTAACTGCTACGGAATGTCAAAACAAACATTAACAAAAAACCTTGGCTTAACTAAACAAAAAGCAAATGCACTGTTTGAAGCATATCACACAGCGCTACCATTTGTGGCCGCAACAATGGATTATTACAAAAACATGGCCGAAACTAAAGGCGAGGTAAGGACAATCCTTGGCCGCAGATCAATGTTCAACTTTTGGGTACCATGCAAGTATGATGCTAACGCAATAGCTTTACCGCACAGCGCAGCTCTGCGGAAATACGGATCAAACATAAAACGGGCGTATAGCCACAAAGGTGTCAACCGTGTACTGCAAGGATCCAGTGCGGATCAAATGAAGATGGCGATGCTTAAGATGCATGAAAGCGGCGTTTTCAATGTCCTGGGACCACCGCTTTCCACAATCCATGACGAAATAAATATAAGCAGGCCGCCAGGTAAAGAAGCTGATGAAGCGATAAAGGAAGTCGTTCGAATTATGGAGACTGCGATTGATATAAAGGTACCAGTAAAAGTAGATTCAGAACAAGGTGCAACATGGGGATCGATAGAAGCGATTGAAACTTAAAAGAAAGTGCTACGTTAAGTAGCACTTATCTTGTGAATTTAGCCTTGAGTAGATCACAGGCGTGCATCTGCAGTGTAGTGGAACTGGTACAGATCACCTTTTGTAAATGAAGCAGTGTCGTACTTTACGAGCCCTATGCCATATTCGCTTGTTTCAACTACAGATACACTGCCTGTTTGTTCTGTTTGCACAGTATCTTCAACTTTTCCGCTGTTACCGCCACCTGGCGAATAAATTGTGACAGTTGGTGTTGCGCGCATTATTACTGGAAATGAGATCATGCATCCTAAAAACGATGTTGTACCTGCAACTGGATTAGGGTTGCCTTGGTCTGCTTGGCCTGCCGTGCCTGGCGCAATATCCTGTTTATAACTCTTACAATAATACCGCTGACAATCACGTAAGACATTTCCAATTTTTTGTGATATAAATGGGGTTGCCTTACGTCCACGCTCCAGTTTAACCTGTGCCAGGTCAAATGTGCCGGTTTGATGGCCGAGGGAGTCTGTAACTGAATTAAAATCACTACCTGCATCAAACCAAAATTGTACTTGTAAATAATCGTTACCATCAGCGCCAAGTGTTTTACCACTCACGGAAGGTATGTTAACAATATGTACAAATTTTTGCCATGTTGTTGTCAAACTAAACTTAACGACACCAATAGTGTCTACATCACTGCTTGGGGATCCGCCTGTCCCAAAATGCTGTGTAAAGTTTACCGATAAATCAGGTGTTGTTAGTGATTTAGCCCAAAAAGACAATGTTGCGGTTTCGTTGGCTAATGTTTTTACTCCTTCAACACGCTGACTTTTTGAAACAAAATCACCTGCGCCTGCACCGGCTGTTACCACAGTGCGTGCATGGTATGTAGGATTTCCAGGTACGGCCACCTGCCCAAGCGTAAATGCTCGACGTGATGCTGTTTTAGTACTGCCAGTGTGGGCGTTAAACCACATGTCGTCGGATGCATAACCGCTACTTGTTTGTGTTGTCCCGGTTTGCCAAATATCAAAGCCTCCGTTAATAATTTCTGATGGATTACCGACAGAATCCTGTGCGTTATCTTCGATAAGCCTAAATTCGTCATCGCCAGATACATACACTGCGCTAACAACTGTATCAGCAACTATGTCGTTTGCGATCAGTGCATTACCATCGGATCCGACAATATCTTTAGTACCTATGCCTGCTACGTTAACAGTACATGCGGTTGTGTTTGTATTGGCAGGTATAAAAGTAACACGCATGCCGTCAAAATATGCTGTAGGAGACTGCAATGTTGATGCCCTTGCTAACACGTATGTGTTAGCGGAACCACTGTCGGTGTAACCTTCCGCGGACGCACCGTATGCAGCAAGTGCTTTACCGAGCATGTTTAAATCAGTATCCGGTCCACTCTCAGAATCAAGTGTTTGCCCAGTGTCGGTGACAACATTTTCGATTTCAGCTTCCTGTGCATTAAACGCGCCTGCGGAAAGAGTGTCGCCCGCATTATCTGTTTTTACAGCTATATCCCTCATTATATACCTTTCTTTTTCCGCTCTGTTTGGAACAAAACTGCACTGTTATTACAGTACTTCGTTATTTTCACCGGCGTCCCACATTATGTGTATGTTTATGTCATCGTTTGTTGATGACCAGAATTGATATTCCCCTATATTGGTTGTACTATTTTGTATAGCCAAGTTTCCTGTTGTACCTGGTGCAAAACCTGTTCTCTTTGTCGGCGTGCACACTAATTTATATGGAGCATGTGCACTAAAATTAGACCTAAGGAACATGTAGTCCGTTAGATCATAGTAGCCACTCTTATATGCCCCGGAGTCGGATGTCCATTCCCCAACTTCCTGTCTAATCGTGACTGAGCCTCTTGTAGATGGTACTTTTGTATACGACGCACTACCTAAACCGTAAACATTATTAGTTACGGAACATCCCTTCATATCCGTGATGGTCCCGGACGTGGTATCTACTGTGAAAAAACTATCTGCAGCGAAAGGTGAGCCTGCGTCACTGCCTGCGAATCGATTACTTGTTATACTTGTCCCTAAAAGCGTGGTCCCTGTTGTTTGCGGTGCGAACTCTATAAATGTACCGTTAGCCTCGTTAACACCATTACGTAAAAAATTGCATGCATCTATGGAGTGTTTATATGGGTTTTCCACTCTAATTATGGCCTTATCAAAATAACAACCCCGAAACACTGTATTGTTTGCTGTACTTTCGATGTATATCCCATAACACTTTTGCCCTGCTTGAGTTGTGCCGGCCTCTGCCCCATTATAGAAGTGACTATCGTGTATTAGTACGGTTGCTCCCTCAATACTCAATAATTTATTAGCATACCGTAGTACAGTGTTGTGGACAGTAATGTCGCCAGTTTTAACAACCAAAAGTGTGGATACCCTACTGGTACCGTCGCCATTCTCCGCTGATGAGAAGCTCCACTCCTGAAATCTACAGTCTTCTATTACACCATCCGTGCCGTTGTCTATTTCCATGCCATAGTTAACTGGACCGCTTATCCTGCATCTAACAAACTTGTTAGCGCCAGTTTGCCACTTTATACCATCAGAGATGTGGTTACAGTCAATAAGCACAGTGTCAAACATTATATTGCCCGCACCGTTAATATCAATTAATGGTGTACCCGCGGCAAACCCGGTGGCTGTCGGCCTAATCTCTCCGTTGCTAATCCCTATGTTAAACTCGGATAATAACTCAATGGTACTTCCTACGGCGTAAGATGCACCGCCCAGGTCCACCTTAGTCCCATATCCATTGATATCATCCGCTTTATTGATCGCAGCTACTATAGCGGTACGATCATCGGTACTCCCGTCGCCTACCGCACCATACCATTTTGGGCTTATGTCACCAGTAAATTGCCTAATCCATGCGGCACTTCCGTCACCACCTGTGGGGACGATCGTTACACCACTATCATCGGTATACGTTCCAGGCGACCCGCCAGAAAAATACTTGAATATACCGTCGCCACCGTCGCCAGAACCACTTGCGCCATTAACATGTACAATACTTATGTTTGCGTCTAAATTACGTAGCGCGCTGTAATTAGTTACCTCAACAACAGTTTTATTGCCCTGGACGATGATCACTCCACTTGGTGTGGAAATGTCGCCTGTTGTCGATGTGTTTTGATCACTACGCATAAACTGCGACGGTACTAACATCTGGATTGTGTCGGCATCTAAGCCGGACCCGGATCCGTACACGGATCGTTTCCACACACCTGCAGTAGAAAAATCATTAGGCCTGACGATATCTGGTAATGACTGAGCGTCAGAGTCAGCCGCAGAAAATCTGTATAGCCACACGTCAGCGGAATCTGGGTAAACAGCGACATCGCCGTTTATTAGATTTAGTTCCTGGCCAGGCGGCCCGTTGTTTTTATCAATTCCAAGTGCATTTAGGTCACCAGGCGACCCGCCAATGAGGTTTTTAACAAAATAAACAGGCATTTAAAATCCTTATGTTAAATCTATGTCAATAAAACCATACTCTGAGCCTATGTCGGCAAACGCCGCATCCGAGGTTATGTCGTAAAAAGAAAAAGGTCCCCCGAATGTTGACATGTACGGTTGATTTATACCAATCACGTTAACATTTGCAGGTACAAGTACCTCAAATATAGTTTTGATTAACGTTGTCCCGCCAAGACTAAACGGCAATGGGAATGGTAATGGGAAAAAAGAGTCACCTGTTATCAGATCAGCTGTAACAACTATCGTAAATTTTGCTGCTTTTTCGCCGCTGAAGAATACAAGTGGGTAAACAAGCGGAAACGTACCTGCCTCAACACCAGTTAAAATAGTTATATCATATCCAAGCGTATTGGCAACACGTATAAAATCTGCTTTTGTTTGTACGCCACCGAAATTTGAAAAAAGTAGCCGGATATTCCTGCGCCGGTCCGCAATAGACACACCTGTGTTAAAGTAACTATTTGGTATCCCTATGCTTTTTTCCCAGTCTTCAAGCAACTGTGTCGTTTGATCGATATCCATGTCGATCGAGATTTCTTCGGCGAGGATTCCGAGTCGATAATACTCTACTGCAAGGCCTATTATTAGCTTACCTATTGTAGTTGTCGGATCAAAAGCCGACGCCCATGCTCTACCTACAGGCATATGTTTAGCCAGCATATAAGCACTATCGTTAGACGTAAGTGCCTTAAAAAGTGTTGTTTTTACGTCGCTCATGCTTATTCAGTTGCCTGGTACCAGTTATTGCCGTCACACACCAACGTTGCACCACCAAATGCTGAAAATGTCTTATCGACTGCATTTGCAGTGTAAATATCCTGGTCGCCATCACCTTCAAGATGTTCAACAATAAAATCATTTGCTGATGTCGTCTTAACAACGCGGATTGTTTGACCAATGGCACCGCCGGTTATGCCGGACAGTGTAACGTTACCACTGGACGTATCAACAAATATGTGGTTAGCTCCAGACACGTCTAAATTTGTTTGGTTATCCGTTACTACTATGTGATTTGACATAATACGTCCATCAGAAACATCTATATCACCAGTGACTGTTAGATCATCTTCAACACTTAACTTTTGAGCTACTTCTGTGTCACCGTCTTCATTAATTTCGAATCTTGTGGTCAAACCAGTTCCCCCGGATTCAGTCTGAAAAAGAAGACGTGTGTCATGTATGTTAGGGGATTCTGCAATAATTGCTGTTTCATTTTGTGCTGTTCCAACATTATTTCTGAGATAAATCCTCGAGCCGGACCCGTCCACCGAATTACTGTTTTCTATATATATTCCTTCACTGCTATTACTTGCGTTATATTTGATATGTAGACGATCAAGAGCAGCTATGGTTCCTACTGCTAAGCCGCCAACGTCGTGTATTGACGCATCTGTACCCACATAATAATGAGCAGCACTACTGTCTAAATTATTAGTATATGTTCCCGAATCAAGATAATTGTGGGTGCAGTTGATGATAGATAATGCATCAGTATCTGTATTTTCCGAAAATAAATAATTGTAACCACTATCGACTAACTCTATACCAGTATTGTGTAGTGATAATGTGCCTTTATAAGTAAAAATAGTATCAGGTGCACTTGCATCGCCTGTTTCAAAAAACCTACATCCAATGATTGAGGTGTTTGCTGTTAAACCACTCTGTGACAGTATTGTTCGATTGTATTCCCCGTCACAACCTATCATACTTCCATAACCACCGTTGTCAATTGTGAGATATCGATGTGATTTATCACTTGCGCATCCAACCAGTGCCCACCCGGAAACTTGCTTGAAATGGTAAGCTGTGTAGGAGTTTGAGATAGAATCTTGAACAACGTAACAGTTGTTCAAAAATATGTTTGTTCCTTCATATCCGCCACCGACTGCTCCTATGGAAATACCGTTTGAATTCGCTATTCTAACATTATTATATTGACTAAGAAAATTTGATACATAAATTCCCCATTCGCCGGCAGACCTGATCGTAACACGCTCTATTACCCAATGAGATTGTGTAGCAGCTCCTGGGCAGTAAATCCCATAATCTGCGTATTTGTAACAATTTATATACAGATCTCTTACTTCAATATTGGACACACCTGCATCAAACTCTAATACTCCGCCGTTTCCTCCAGTAAAACTTGGATCTGCTTTTATAATAGTAGAGGATCTATTCTCGCCTTCAATCGAGATCGAATTGTAAGAAATTGTCAACGGTACTGTTATTAGATATGAACCATTAGGCAAATACACAGTGTTGCCTTCGCCTGCAGCGTCGATTGTGTTTTGGATTGCTGTTGTGTCGTCCGTTACACCGTCCCCAGTTGCACCATATTCTTCCACAGAATATACAACTCTTCCGTATTTACCAGTACCAGCAGCAATTACTATATTATCTCCGTCAATTGTCGCCGAATCAAAATTAGGATTATTGCTGTATGGCGGGTAAGATGGTATAGATATGGCATGCACACCGCAAACAACAAAAAACAGTAAAAATAAAAAACAAAAAGTAGTCTTCATTTATGCGCCTCTACTCGGAGAAAAAGTATGTTATTGTGATTTCGGCGGAGTTTACTGCATTATTTGACAGTACCTGAGTTAGATCCGACACTACTGGATAGTACCTGAGGTCGCCACTTGTGTTTTCGGGGTAAAATTCGTTAGTAGTTGCCGTATCTACATTGTCTGTACCTGCACCACCAAGCACGTCGTAATCATCGGCATTAAGTAGTTGTAGGTCACTATCGGCAGTCGGGCCTGTCGTACCTGGTGTAACCTGTACATTGATCAGCCAATAATTACCCTTGCGCTGCAGAATATTGTTTGTGTTTGCGCCAAACGAGGTATCGGGGAATGATCCGTCTGCAGCATCCGCGGTGCATGTGACCGTGACCGTGATCTTGCTTTTTACGAATCTTGTGGTCACAACATCACAAGTACCCGCAGCAATTGCGCTACATACAGGTAAAAAAGTAGCTAACAATAAAATGATCAGTTTTTTCAATGTACATCCCCTTTTTATTAATATATGTTTTTACGATTAAATATGTTTTATGTCAACAAATTAGAAAAAGACGTCACCCAATATGCCAATCTCATCTGTGGTAATAACAATGTCCGCCGCAGGCGACGATAACGTAAATGCGGTTAATGTATCACCTGTCGATGGATCTACTGTGTCTATAATAGCGGATCTATATTTATCCTCGGTTATTGTCGTTTCGAATGTCACACCATCTCTGTAAAAGGCTGCCAGACTTTCCTGGAGAGCGTTTTGCATCGTGCTTGTGTTAGGTGTTATCGAAGTAAATGTATAGTTAGTTGTCACAGGTGTCGGCGCCGTCACGACAACACTACTCTCATCCGTATTCACTGGTGTTATTTCGAGGATTGCGTCTTTTACTGTGGTGACCTCTCCTGCATCAGGTATAATATTGGCATCATTATCACGGACGAATAATATGGTAACATCGCCTACGTCAGGAGTAATACGTTTGACTTTTACCCGGGTAACGCCAGGCACAGCGAGGCATACTTTTTCAATAGCGGCAACATTGAAATTTGTGACAGGGTTGGACCTTGATTGCAGCACTCTTACGAGTAGTTCGGTGTCTGTCTCAACATCTGTTCCACCAGTTAGACCATCAAATTGGACATAAGCAGATGGCTCAAGTCCTGCGATCGGCGTGACCACAGTTGTTTTGGCGCCGCTACTTAGATTTTGGTCCTGCCCAACCAACACAGATGTAATAGTCACACTGGCGACATTGGCCGAAGCGGTTATTGTACCTGTTGCTGGCGTCGCTGGAGTACCCGTAACTGTGTAAGTAAATGTATCGGTATCTGTGACTGTTATCGTATACGTACCGTTGTATTCAGCCTCATTTGCGCCAGCAATGGTCACATCAATATTGGATGCAAGATTATGGTCGGTAGACGTAGTTACGGTTGCAGTCTGGCCAGATCGAGTAATGCTCAATATGGATAGTACTTGCGCGGAAATAGTTGCATCTGAATCAACAGTATATAAATTACCAGATGAATGCGAAAATTGTGTACCTAATGGTATTACCGTACCGACGGTCCCTACTACTGTTATATTACCCGTAGCCTCTGTGGCAGGGTTACGCGACAGCCCCTCATATTCCGCCCATCGCTCAAGATATTCACCTTCCGCGGTTTGCGGAAATAATTGCTTTGTAAGCTGTTGAAAAAGCAGTACAATATCAAAAGCACGCCCGCTCTGTGAATCTGTTATTGCGCGGATGAATGATCCAAACACAGTTGGATCGAGATCAGGAAGCATCTGCGCAACATCGGCACGTGTCCTATCGACTATTTCGTTATAATCCGGATAGTTAATTGGCACCAGTTGCCTCCCACAATTTTACGTAATGCGTATCAGTTTCGCCTGAAAAAGACGTAATCGTTACATCAAGTTGTATACCAGTTGCCGGCACTATGCTACCTGTCACTTCGACGCTCTTTGCAACACTGTCCGCGACAAACCAATTAAGGGCTGATCTCGCATAATCTATCGCTTCGTTAAGTGTTGCTTGGTTTAGCCTGCGTTGATCTATTAGCCACAGGTATCCACCGAGTTGCCGACCATCGACAGGTGATACCATATTACCTGGCCATCCTCTTCTGTGTTCCGGCGTCAATACCTGCGATTCGGTTGCGCGGGCATCAGTAAACAATGATATCCAAATCGCAGTTTCGAAGCCGTCGCCGGATACAAAGTCGCCGCCATCAATATCAAGGTCAAAAACACCTGTGTTGGTAGTAAAAAGTCTTATGCCATTAGACATTGTTAAACCGGACCCCCTGTGTTTGATGTGCCAGTTTGGACGCCACTGTGCACGTGGGAATCAAGTACAATACTCCCGGACGTGATATCGCCAGTTGTTGCTATGCTGCCGCTAAATTGTGCGGCTCCGCCTCCGGATTGTGTCAACGTGCCGTTTATTGTTACGTTACCTGTCAGTGTAATAGTAGGTGCATCTATAGACGCAGATGTAGCCGCTGTCGCTGATAATGTTGTGCCAGCACTTGCTGATATACTTCCACCAGCTGTCGCCGAAATGTTACCAGTCGCGTTAACTGTGACATTATCCTTCGAGTCAACCTCAATATCGCCATTTTCCTTTAGATACACATAAGATTCAGTGTCCGTATTATACAGTACAACTTCGTGCTCGGCAAGATTTTTAAACCGATTAAGCATGTCGCTTGCAAGGCCAAATTTTGTCGACTCCTGTGCTTGCGCACTAAACAATAATACATGCGAGTTACGCGGAGGGTGTGTGTCTAACCCGTATGGCGACAACCGCGTATAATACGTTGTTTTTCCATTATAATTTGCGAAACTGCGCGGATATGGTGAGTCATCCGATAATAGCGCAGACACAGCTGCCTGTTTAATCATCTGTTTTAAGCGTCTAATTATCACAGTATCAAACCTTCCGCCTGGTCTGTCGTATTTGCATCACGCTGATTCTGTTCTGCCTCAAGCGTATAAGCATCTTTTGGCGCGCAATCAACTGTTGCGGTAGATCCTTCGTCAAGATTATAATTATAAGTAACTGATCTTATTAACAAATCAGCTTCTATGTCGCAAAAATTATCCCTAACGGTTATTAGCATGTTGGGGTACAGTAAATTACCATTAAAACTGTGGCCTTGTAATGTAGCCGAATAGTTTAATGATCTCGCACGTCGTATATTAGCTTCCCACACTGCTGTACTCACAGCATCAGTAGACGATGAGCTCTCCTCAGCATTTATTTCAATATACCGTGTGCTTCGTATCGACGTATCTGTTGATGTGCCACTCTGATCGGCGACTAAATCTGGTGTGACACCGATTGCCTGGAATACCGGGTTAAGCTGACTGCGTACAACATATTGATTATACCTATTACTATAATTTAGGTCAAGTCTTGCTGCCTTTACGTTATTTGCACCAGTGTTATTTTTTAAATTGACAATGTTCACTGGTGACCGGTCCGTTGTACCGCGTGACAAGACAAGGTTACCTGCCGCATCTTCATTAAGTAAAACTTGTCGTTTACGCGCGTACAACTCCAAAAAATCAAATGCAGATTGACCTACGTCAGCGCTGATTATATCTTCTTCCGCATAGACATCTATCGTACCTGCATTGTTTATTACACTTGAGGCTATCCCAAGGTCACTCAATACAGCTGTGGCGATGCTTTCAAGTAACACGCCGCCTGTGAATTCTTTCGTTGTTTTAACGGTACTGTCTATTAGATCTGCGAGCACACCTCGTCCAGACACCTCTATTACATGATCGTCTACGCCATAATCAACGGTTAATCGCTCAACGTAACCAGTAAGCGCGGCAATCCCGTCAGCAAGTATTACCACAGTGTCGCCGACTCGTACGGGAAATAGATCGCTCGAAGTTGCTGTTGACGTGAACGAAAATGCACCGGTTAACGAATCAATACTGCGTATCACCCTGGCAGCTATAAATGATGTATAGACGGCACCGTTAAGTTGTATCGCCAGGCTCATCTCGTCACCGCTTTCACCGTATCTATCGATCGTGTATGGTTTATACCCGGGTTTAGTGACTGCAATAATTCAAGATTGTCTGTGTCGCCATAATACCTGTACGATGCTAAAAATAGTGATGTTATTCCGGGGTCAATATCAACAACTCGCCACGCATTTTGCTGCAGCTGTTTTGTCGTGTCCTCGTAAAGCGCGCGTAGAGTATGTAAAGAATTACGTGTCTCTGGATCAATTATCAACCTGCTCGCCACAGTGACACCTGGTGTCGTTACGTCAACGACTGGATCAGCTGCATCAACAGCTATGCGCTGGAAATCGTCTTCTATTCGTGCCTTATCATTTGCAAGTTGATCACTTGTAAGATACGATGTGTAAGCGGATGCCTCATATGACCTCGCTAAAGCCTGTATCTGTATGCAATCGTTTACGGTAGTGCGATTACCGCTTATCTCCGCACGCTTTAGTGTCGTGTTTGATATCGCCTGATCTGTCGATCCAAAATCTATTATCGATGCCCATGCATCCGACAAATCGGCCGGCAGATTAACCAGATTTGAAAATTCGAGGAAAGTTGAATCAACCGCCTCGCGTAGATTTGACGCTGTCTGGACAATACCAGTCACTCCGCCACGAAATGATGTCATCAACGAGTTGAAATCGGATAATTTATCCGTTATCGGCGACGTAAGCGCAGCTGCCTGTTGCTGCATTGTGGCAAAAAATGTATCGACTTTAGCGCGTGCATCAAGAACACTGTCTGTAAATGTCGGTTCTGTGTATGTGGCCTCAAGTGCATCACCAACAGATGTGGCCACAGTGTCAACCTGGCTTGTTATCTGTGTCTGACTTGTGGTTTCTACTGACGGTGTTACATTAGTCTCACTAACGTAAAAGGTTAAGTCGAAAGTGAATTCGCCAATACGCGTTTGATTTGAAGATACTGAATATGGTCCGGCAACAACATCAACAGTGCCATAAATAGGATGCACCAGTGTACCGAGGCCGGACTCGTTTAATATTTCCTCGAGTCGAAGCCTTAAACTAACATCACCGTGTACAGTTGCAGGAAAAGTGTATGTCTGCGGAAGTATGCCAAGCTCTTCAACAAAACGTTTTCCACTGTTTGGGTATTCATGTACAGCAATTTTCTTTCCGGCAGATGTCGTCTCTGATCCTACAAGAAAAGAGAAGCCCTTGTACGAAGCAGCTTGTAGCTGATCCATTACTGTCATTATGCACCACCTAAGTTTAGGCCAAGATTACCAGGCATATCCGTAAACATATCAGCACGTTTTACTGTCGATCCGTTATCAGCGCTGACTTTTATAGATCCGTTTAATGTGGCTGCCACAGTTTGTCTTTCGGCGGTTGCACCTTTTGTTGCTTCAGCGATGTTTCGTCCGACTGTGTTGCGTATAAAGGCTAATCGTTCTTCAGCTGTCTTTTTACGCACTGCAGCTTGTTCGATGCCACCTAACCTCGGACCAAGTCCCTCTTTAATGCCAACGAATCCACCGAGCGTCGATAGGCCTTTATTTACTACACTGACAAAACCCGATTTGATTATCTGGTCAATAATATCCGCAATTGTACGTAGTGGCAACGTTAAAAGATCTATCGCAATCGATAAAGTTTTTATACCAGCAGCTAAGGCGTCAACCCATCCACTCGTGTCTGCTTCGTCACCGAAAAATTTATTCCACAATGACACTAATGGTTCAAATACTTTGCGGACTTTTTTTAGTGTTTTCCATAAATGATGGAATGCATCTTTTACATTTTTATTAGATTTATATAATTTTATACCCGCTATCGCAAGACCAACTATAATAGCAATTACTACACCTACCGGAGACATTATTGCGGTTATAGCTGCAGCCAATATACCAAACCCAACTATAAGCGGTCCCAAAACTACTGCGAGCATGCCCGCTATACCTATAAATTTAAGTATTTCTGGGTTTAACTTTTCCACTGTGTATATAAGTCTTATTATTCTATTACCGACATCTTCTATTACATCAGCCAAACCACTTTCAAAAATTGCTATTGTAAGGTTCTCTATAACACTACTTAACCGTAACAATACACCGCCGAGACCACTCATACGATCCTCGGCAAGCTTTTGTGCACTTACTCCCTTTATACTATCTTCAAGTTTTTTGAATTGTTCTTCGCTTTTTGATGCAAGTCCTATAGCGATACGCATAGCGTCGGTGCCAAATATAGTCTCAGTGGCCATAAGACGTTGTTGTTCCGTGAGGCCGGACAGAGCTTTATTTAACATGCCTGCTATTTCATTCATGCCTTTCATCTTACCATCGGCATCGAAGAAATTTAGATTCAGTGCTTCCATCGCGGCTGCCGCGGACTTACTCGCAGGATTAAGCCTAAGCAGGAAAGTTTTAAACGCAGTACCTGCATCTGAACCGCTTGCAAACAGTGGTGCAACCGCAGCAATAGATGTGTTAAAATCGTCGAGAGAGACACCAAAGTTACCGGCTGCACCGCCGGCTTGGCCAAGTGCTAATCGATAATCATCAATATTAAATTTGGAGTTTAAGGTAACACCTGCGATTCTGTCTACGATCGGTGCAAGCTCGGCAGCTGTTTTTCCAAAGTTAAACATCACATCTGTTGCTATATTTGCAGAATTAGCAAGATCGGTACCAGTAGCAGCTGACATTTGAAGTGACGCATCAATGGCACCATTAAGTATCTGTGTCGCAGTAAGACCGTTACGTCCTAACATCTCAATACCGGCGGCTGCTTGTGATGCCGCGAACTGTGTTTTACTGCCAAGTTCTTTGGCACGCTCTGATAGCAGTTTAAACTCCGCAGCCGTGGCTTTTGTTGTACCTTTAGCCATAAGCATGGTTGTCTCGTAATCGGTGAACGTTCTTACCATTACGGCTCCACCGATTACACCACCAGCTGCGGCAGCTGCGTTTCCAAGGTCGCCAAATCCTTTACGTGTTTTTGATGTAGTCCTATTTATTCTTTCGGTGCGTCTGTCCAGACGGTCGAGCGCCTTACCAGTTTGGTCAAGCTTACCGTTTAGCCTATTAAGCCTGCCACTTGTGTTTGCTACACGGGATCCAAGCCTGCCGAATGTTTCACGAGACGAATTTAGCTTCTGGTTCAACCCACCGACGTGACGTTGGACAGATTCAACACGTTTTTCAAAATCAGCAGTGGCTTTGGTAATCTTTTTTAGTTTAGCACTATAACGGTCAACTATGTCGTAAATGTATGAGACTGAATAGGCCATTATCTTTTTTCCGACTGGCGTTTTATTTCATTATTTATTTTGCGCATTTGCAGCTGCAGTTGTACTATTTCGGCAAGTGGGTAACTACGTATACTGTCGTAGTTTATACCACCCTGTGCCCATGCGACAATATCGAGCATTATTTCCCACAGTTTGATTTCAGTTATTTGCCCGCCGTATTCATGCCCGACAACACAGAGGGAACTGTAAAATTTGCAACATACTCACATATAAAATTTACGACGTCCTGGTAGGCCAATTTGTTGAAGTGATCTTTTTTGATATTGATTTTACGCTCCTGATCCAGCGTACAACTCTTTACGCATAAATTAACAAACACATCAAGTATATCGGAAAAATCAACATCAGAAGCCATCAGTAACAGTTGAACAGCATTGGCGTCAAGATCATTGTCGCCTTGTGCGGCGCTGTCGTCTTGGTTATTGTCCTGCATCATTTTACGGTTGGCGAACAGAGCGCGAACAAAGCACTGGCTTAAAGCAGAGCTCTCTTTGAACGTGTTGAAAGACGGTGCATCGATTTCAAGCTGTGCAGTCTCTTCGAAGTTACCGTTTTTAGAATAGGTTAACATAGATGATAAATTGAACAGCATTGTTCTTGGTTCCATTTATTAATGTCCTTATATATTACTGTTTGAAAAAAGATGCACCTAATGGCCACAGTGTTGAACCAATAGGCGCTGTTAATTATAGACTGGGACGACCGTTGAATACTACTTCGACGCTGCCATCGGCGCCGAGCGATACTTCGGGGTCGGTTACAACGAACATTTCTCTAAACGATTCAACAAATGAACCATCTGATAATGTTATTGTATTTCCGTTGGTTGTATTATTTTGCCAATCACGGACGTAGCCAACATTGGCCTGTGTATTGTACAGGCTAAACGTCACGGACGATATCATAGTCTCAGCATTTTCGGTAACCACAACGTCAATGCTACGGCCACCTGCGCTCTGGGCTCTAACATTGACGTCACCAAGACCGGGTTTGTACGAGCAAGAGTTAGGGACAATACCAATTACCTGGTCATTTACAGTTACAGTTGGATTGGCTAATGTACGTTGTACTGCCATTTTTATATCTCCATTTTACGGATTGTTTTTTATTAATATTACCACACACACAGTTAAAGGCAAGGTTTAACAAGGACGGGCGGTTTATAATCCGCCCATTGGTAGCTGCGCATCCTTCTGTTCTGTGCTAACTTATCCTTGCTACTTCCGTTAAGCTCCGAAGTTTATCTGTATCGTGCCGAGCACAACTCTAAGCTGCGACACCAACAGAGGTGCCATGTTTACAGTAACAGTGCCCGTTGAAACGTTGACACTAACCACAAGGTTTTGGAAAAAATCTTTTTTGGCTGCGGTACCTGATTGAAAGATCGCATCTTCTGCAAGTTCATCATAAAGCAATCCGCAAAAAGCTCTGATAGATGATTCGTTAGCCATGTCACGTCCAGCAATCAAATCACCATCTGTGAGCCGCGTCTGCGAATAGCGCGATCTAAAATTCTCATAAAAAAATTCTCTCGCTAAACTTGCTTGGTCGACGGTCTCGAGGAATTTAAAACTCGTATCAGGATTCCCGGCCCCGTTAGTGAGATATGTTGTAACCATAGTGCCAAGTATCGTGCTGTTGTAAGCTCGGTTAGCGCTTAACACAGAGACAGCGTTATCTGCAAGCTCATCCATTTCGGCAAGCGTAAATTCGTCACGTGGATCCGGAACGGTCAGGTTAGGCATCAAGGTGTTCGGATACGGTAGTGCACCAAGCGCGATACCACCGAATTGATCCAGTGCGGCAACTGTGGACAAGTATGTAGCAAGAGGTGCCTCATCGGTGAATTTAAGTGAGCGGAAAGCAGCGAACTGTGAAGAAACAATGTCAGGCATCTCAACAACCGCGGTACCAACCAAGCGAGCGGTATCGGCTACAGTCTTGTTACCTAAGACGCACAAGCTCTGGCTGTTTTGGTCAGCATACGCCTTAAGTGTAGCCAATGTGCCTTTTTTGGTCTGAATAGCCACACCGTCAAGAATCTGGTACGAGGCATTGAACCTGGCATTAAGCACGTCTTCTACGACCGTAGCATCGTAATTTGACGGCCATACGATTGTCTGGTAACGGATATCACCGATAACATCAAGTACACCTGTAAGTGTCGGATCCGTAGCGCCACCAGACCAACCGGCAATTGTCAAAGTGATACCGGGGATAGTACCCTCAATTTTGGTAGACCACTCATTGGCAAGTGTGCCGTCATGTGGCGCCAGCGCAGTGGCCACACCAAGGGATGATGTGACCTCGAACGGGGAGTCAAGATCCGTGGCAAAAGCAGTAGCAATTGCCGCAGCAACATTAGCAATATCATCACCCGACGTAATGTCTACAGCTTTACGATGCGCTTTTTCACTGCCGAATGTTACATAAATACGAGCGTCGGCGGTTGCGCTGGTACCGGTTGCGGTAATGGTAGAGGTAGCGGCCGTACCGATTGCATCATCCAATGGTATTGCGTCAACCTGTGTACGTTCGTTTAATTTCTTAAATTCGCGAATCATGCCGGCCAAATGGGAGCGGCGACCGAACAACGTGTCTTCCTCAGCACTGTTACCAATGTCAGTAACAAGGTCACCCGAGGTGGCAGATCCTGATGCGGTCATCTGCCCGACAAACAGGACACGCTGCTCTAATAAGCCAGCAATCTGTTGCGCCGGGATAATCTGCCATGTTTGGCTTGGAAAAAGAACAGGCATACCTTAATCTCCTTATTATAAAGTTAATCTTTTATTTTCTTTGTTGGTTCCTTGGCTGCTTTTTCAAATTCGACGCAGCTGTCAATCTCTGCATCCTTAAGGCGTCTACGCCAGTACACATCGACCGGCAGACCGTCCTGCGTCTTAACCCTAATGGCACTCCCGGCAGCATGTCCGCGGAGTGGCATGTTAATCTTTAAAATCTTTGTTTCGTAATTTTTTATCATTAAGTTAGGTCCTTATACTACGTCAAGTGTTAAATTTGGGACAGTTATGGTTGTTGTGGTACCTATTGCTTGCACCTGCAGCTTAAATCTATCGCTATTACTGAGATTAACGGGCGTCGTCAACACTAAATTGAGTTGAATCCCTGCGACGAGGCTGCCTTCTACATACACTGACTCGAAGGCAGGTGTACCGTTGGACTTGAATATACGAAACCGGTGTGCTGTTGTAGGACCCGTGGATAATACCGCGGTTATTGATGCAGTAAGTATGCCGCTAAACGGATTTGGGCCTATGTATTCGACTTCTCCGTTTTCCGCATCTACCATCTTAAATCGTGATGAGGCTGCGCTGTCCACAGCGGTACCTAAGTCAAGATCAACCCACGTGTCGGCAGTTGCACTTATAGTATCTGTATTGCCTATGGTATATATAGCTGCAAGACTCCTACTGTCCTTTTGTGTACCGCAGTATTTCACAGTAACATACTTACTGCCTTCGTCCTGTGATCCGTTCCGCCATGACCCGGTGGCCGTAGCAGACCAGGTCGCATTGACTTGGAAGCTATCAGTTTGCTTATTAAAAACGAAGCTACCGACATCATAACTTGTACCGACATCTGTGTCAATTAAAACGGAATCGCCGTCGGCTGCGGTAGTCCCTACCTCAGTGAGCGTAACGACATTGCTTAAAAAGCTACCTGTCTCGGTCGATCCGAAGTTAACCGCGTCTACCTCAAAATACCCGGTCCCGTCTGTCGCGCTGATGAACCATGTACCATTATAATCTGTATTGGTTGTGAAGTCACTCACAACAACTTGCTGTCCGACATAAACAGTCGGACCAGTTGCAAAATTGAAACGTGCAATACCGCCGGAGTCAGTGACACTATCAATATTTGTTGCTCCAATTGATGCATCCGCTACCCCAGTGAACGTCCCGGTTTTTGTACTCGGTTCGAAGAAATTGCCACTGTCAGTAAGAAAAAATCGAGAAATGGATGCATTTGCAGTAACCGTCGGGTCTATGTCGAATAATGACGCTGCAGCAGGTAATCCAATGTATGAACCTTGCGCAATAACGCTACTGCTCAACCCGTGTACATGAAAAAAAGAACCTGTTGCGGATGCAGATGCAGTACCACCGACATCCCTTACACTTGTCTCTACGGCATTAATCACGGTGAAACCATCTACCCACCCGTCAAATACATTACCTGTTAATAGCAGCCCCGCTGTGGCTGTCTGGTTGATCACTCTCCCACGAACTGTGCCAAGAACACCGCCAGTCCCGTAAAAACCGATAAAACCGATCTGCATGCCGAATGAGCCGGTAATATCGATAAATGTTACATCATCACCGTTAATGATAAATGCTGTACCTCTGCCACCTAAACAACGGAAAGTAGCGGTACCGCTAAACAGCGTCATCGAATCACCGCTGTGTTCGATCCAGTTATTAAAACTGTCATCAAACTCAAAAAGTACAGTTGCACCGCTGGCAAACACGAATCTATTAGTGCCGATATCTATAGTGCTCTTTATCTGGTAGTGACCACTTGATAGCGTAATTATTCCACCGGATGGGCCAAAGTCGCTCAGTGTATGTATCTCTGTTACGGTGTCACCGCTTGTTTGTAATGGCTCGCCATTTAGGGCAGCGACACGGTTAGTAGGTGTAATGTTTAACTGTCCATCCGCATCAATCTCTAACTGCACTGTACCGTCGTTGCCAAATTTAATTGGTCTACGTCCCGGCGTAAAAATCCCATCAACTGCCACAGTTCACCTCAGCATCATCAAAGTGGTTCATCGTCGTGATTAATTGTAACGGTCATGTCATCGGATCCAAGTATGGATTGCGCAAAATCTGTGTCGTGGTAAGCACGTGTGTCGGCAGGTTCGACTGCATCACTCTCCGTAATATCCATTGACATCTCAAAAGTATATGCGTGTACATATACGGCTTGATTATAACTTACAAACGCGTGTCCTGTCAATATCGTCCTAAAATCTGTAAGTCCCGACAACCCTGTGGTAAACCTGGCACCATACACAGATTTAAGAATAGGTGTTAGCAATTCGTGACGGCATATGTCTACCGCAGTCTGTGCGGCGATATCCTCCGATGTGTTAACCACAATAAAAAAGGTAAAGCCGTCAATTAACCTGAGGCGCATAGCTGTCCCGGTTGTAGGTGTGGCTACAGCGTCACTATTAGTACTGCGATCCTTGGAGACCTCGCCGTCATGCATTGCAACAAATCCCCAAAGATCAGTCACACCTTGCTCAGTGTACTGCTCGATTGCGCGCTCGATATCTACTGTACCAGCGACACGCGCAGACGGTGATAGTTTACCACCAGTGTAGCTGCCATCAGCAACACCAGCTGCGGTAAGTGTAAAAGTTGTTGTATTAATAACAGTTATGCTATAGGCACCGTTAGGACCATCAATACGTATCTCAAGCAGTTTTTCACTTCCATTTAAAACAGGATCCGAATTAGTTGATTGAACTTTAAATGACCGCCGGTTAGGCACATCGACAAGAGTAAAATTAGAATTCCATGCAACATCTGTAAAGCCAGTAAGTGATACAGTAGTGTGATCAGACCACCCATAAGTAAGGTCATGGTCTGCACCTGTGGTAAAAGTAAACACAAGGCCATCCTTAGAGTAGCCATCGATAGGTGTCTGTGTTGTGACGTCGTTTACTGTGACAAGCTGCCCTGTAACCAGGCCGTGTGCACCTGTCGTTACCACGGTGACTGTTTCGCCAGATGCGGTTATCGACGATACATTTAACGTCCCAGAAAAACGATCGGTGTATTTAGGCAAAATTAACCGTAATTGATTAACGACGTCAAGTAGCTGCACGATCTATCTCCATCTTGACATATTCGCCAAGTGTGGTTTGATTGTCTCTTGCTTTTTCTTTAACTGTTCGTGACAAGTGTGGACGTTTAGCAATCTTGTCTGTACCTTCTTCAAGATACTTACCGTAGATAACGGTATCACCAAATTCCATTTGTTGGTGACCGCGAACATCGTACTTCATCGTTTTTTGCAGTGTACCACTCATATTCGCCGGCGCCTCGCCGGGTGCAGAGGCTTGATGGGGCTGACCACGAAATAGATAAATTCGACCGTTTTTGTTTTTGTCGAGAATGAGTTTACGGGTATGCCTAACATTTTCGCGGCCGGCACGTATCAATGCGCGACGTATCCCACGCTGGAATACATCCACATTTTGATTAATCGAGTCAAGTACTTTTTCGGTACCGGAACGTTTTTTGATGCAGATTTTCATTAGGTATTCGTTGCTTTAGTTTGATCACCTTTAATGCGTGCCAGCAATTCGAGGTACATACCACGTCTATCTATGTCTGTAACTGACAAAATCTCGTAAGCATTGCCCTCCCACCGAATTATAGTCTCAGCAGTAACGTTACTTCTAAACCTAATGATAAATAGATCTGTAGGCCTGTCAGCTACCTGCACAGCATCAAACTGTTTATCGCCTGATCCAACATAGTCTATTGATTGTGCTCGCGCCCAGACAGTTGTACCAGCATCATAAGTCTCGGTAAAAGCAGCACTATTAAACACAGGTGCAGTTATAGCACGATTGTATAACGTAATACGCTCACGCATATCACCAGTAGCATACTTTTTTAGACGCCTCTTTTTTACGGATCTTGTTGACATTAAAATGTATCCAGTATCCGGTATTTGCCGCGGTAGATGGCCACAGTTTCGAGAGGCATGCCGATTTTGCCATCTGCAATGACATCACCCCTGTTTTCGTAGAGAAAATTGACGTGTGCCAATAAAGCTTGCTTGATGTCTTGTGGTACGTCGGCTGCAGCGCCGTATCCTGCGGTAAATGTAACCTTCCACGGATAAACAGCGTCAGCGTCAATCACCGCATCCGTAACACCAGACGGGAAAAGTATACGGGAGAAGCCATGTGTTTGCCTTAGTGTAAAATCCGTAAATGCGGTGTAGGCATCGTCTGAATAATATTCAACGGCTGAAATTGCGATCAACGGTGCACGTCGTACATGAAGGAAGTAAGATTGTTCAAGCTGTGACGTACACATGCCAGAGTAATATCCTTCTATCGTACGTGTTACAAAACACCTATTAGTGTACTGTTCACCTGTGGCCACAACAGAGTCAATCAATGCAGTGATAAGCGTATCATCGGCAGTCAAATCTACATCTACCCTGCAAAACGCTTTTGCCTCAGCAAGCGTTACAGGTGTTTCTGCAGGTGCGACCGTAACTACATAATTATCGACTACCATTGCGCGCAGTCTCCACTGTGGTGATCAACTTACGCACACTCTTACGTAGGTCAAGATCAATACCAAGACCAAGCTTATCCGCGTACGCTTGTATACTATCTTTCACGCCTTCGGCGCGTGGGTGCCAGTCAGGATGTTTCCATGGCGGTGTATCCTCTTCTGATACGTTTTCTGCACGTACAGATTTTTTTTCAGCGACTTCTTCCGCCCACCCATACTCGATTAGCATAGAGGCGTCACTGTCTTTTTCGAATCTTTGCGACGCACCAATCTTACATTTTACCACCGGTCCGTATACTGGATGCAGCGCAAAGTCACCGGTTTTCAAGAAAATTACGTCCATTTTTGGTACCTATTAAATGCCCCCTAACAGATTAGGGGGCGATTAATAAAAAACAAATAGCTATTAAGCAGCCTGCGGTGTAGGATACAGCTCAGTTCCGACAACAGCCACAACGGCCAAGCTTGCCCCGGTGGTAACACCAGTGGAAACGATACTGACGCGCAGGTACCTATTGGTACCAAACACACCTTCTTTCGCCATTACGTCGCCTTCGGAGTCTGCCGCTGTCAGTGCGGGCAGTGAGCCATAAACCATTTTTGTTGCGGCGGGCACATCAGCTGCATCGGACAATGATGCATCATCACCATGTTCGATTTTCATCGTGTACGTACCATCAGTGTACGCATAACACAACATGGCGAAATACACACCACTGTCGTAATCAGCGGTATCAATAATGGCACCTGTTGTCGTAGTGTTAGTGCCAATGGCTTGCGGTTCGAGGGCGTTGATAACTTTTTGCTTTGAGGCCTGTTCTTGTACTGGCATTGCTCCGTCTCCTTATTATATTAAATTTGTAGTGTGCGACTTATATGGCAAGCCAAGGCGCACAATCAGATTAAGCGTTAATTTTCAAGATTTTGCCTGCCTGGAAGTTGGTCACAGCGCCACCAACACGCTTAGTGGTGTAAAAACGTACGTAGGGTTTTGCTGTGTACGGGTCTCGGAGCAGTCTGACACCCATGCGATCGACAATGGTGTAAAATTCGGACCAATCGGCATAGACAACGGCCAAAGCATTGGCGGCAACCGCCGGCATGTCTGACATAAAAATAACAGGACTGCCGAGCAATACCTTATCGGTACCTGTCTTGAGGATTCGTGGATCCAGCAAATATTGGCCCTGGCTGTCCTTAAGCTGCATAACGGATGTAAATGTAGCACGCCGCATGCCCCAGGCTGCGCCTGCCTGGAAGTCTTCAAGCAGGGTATTCTGTAGAGTGATTAGGTCGTCGGCCTCGTCCAAAGTACCCGCGGTACCTGTAGCAGTTACCTGCTCCACTTTGTTACGTTCGTATACACCTGCTGCGGCCCAAGCAGCATAGCTCAAAAAACCCTTGGCTTTTTTTGAGCCATCACCGCTGACAAAACTGGTGTTTTCCAGTCGGCTAAATTTTGAGGCAACCTTGTTGTTGTTCCACCCCTCGATGTCAAAACCTGCATCATCCAACATTTTTTGCGTGACTCTCGGCTGAGCGTACATTTCGTGCACAGGGATGCGGATAAGTCCTACTTGTGCGGTAGCCGTGGTCGGTCTCGCATCAGTCTCACCCACCCATCCAGCATCATGCTCGTCATCATCCAGCGTGATTTCCCAAACATCGCTCGAGGTAGTAGCGATGTTTGCCACAGGGCGGAGAGGTGATGTCTCATAGATACGTGTGCTGATACTTGTCGATCTCTCGGGCAGCACAAAGTAACCGCCGTCGGGTCCACTGGCAGCGACCAAGTCTTTGGCCTGGGAATCGACGCGACTTTTTTCCCCTACGCCGAGGTGTTCAAGCTCAATCTGCGCACGGCACATTTTTTCATGCAACTCCGGTTCGATTGGCGTACCTCGGCGCATATATTTCAGCATATTGCTATGGTAAGCTTTTTCCTGCTCTTTCTTAGCATTCTCGCCACCGCTCCCGTTACGCGCAATGGCCAGCTCGATCTCGTCCAAGCGCTCTTTGTGATCCATAGCAGCAATCTGTTGCTTCAGCTCCTGCACGGACTCAAGACCTTTGGCTGCTTTTTCGGCGTTCTCTTTGACGTTCTGCAGATCAAGGCCGTCATAGTTTTTTTCGAGACGATCGTTCGTTTCCTGTAGCGACTTAATCCGATCACCAATCTCACCAAGTTTGATTACAACAGTTTTTTCGTCCACGGTTTATAACCCCCATAAATTAAAATAGATTTAGTATTTCATCGAGTTTATTGTTTATTGCCACACACTCTGCCTCGTTACCGTCACGGTTATCCGTTGGATCCACGTCACGTAGACCAGCGGACTTGATTGCAGAGATAATTGCCACGGCTGTTTTTGCCGGAAATCGTGCGCCTGATCTTAGTATTTTCTCGAGATCACGGACATCAATAGTTTTAAGGCTATCAACTCTGAACGATTTCCCAAACGGCGATTCCAGTCCTATTTTCTCGTAATACTTTTCAATGTTACGTATAACACCTGGTCTGTCATTTTGTGGTAGATACACGCCATCGCGTGCACCACGCATAGAAGCGGCCGCAGCAAAAATACCGCGCGGAACAGCTGTTAACTTTCCGTCTATCACGTCAGCGAACGGTAGTCTGTACGCATCAAACGTGTCTCCGTCTGCGGACGCATACCAAAAGAAAGCTTTTCGGTATTTGCTTTGTACATCTGGATCCGATAAATCACCGTCACCATTAATACCGGACCACTCTCGAACTCTACCCATAGCGGAATCAGAGTCCCATGCGCGCGTACGATCGGCTAACGGCAAGTCACCAAATGGGACAACTGTCTTGAATGACGTAACGGTTGCGCGTTCGTTCATAGCAATTGGGGTTAACGAACCCTCCCATAGGTGCAATTTTTTAAGTACGCGGATGTCGCCATCGTAACCCCACTCTTCCGCATCGTACCCGATCGACATTTGTCTGACAGATCCAACACGTACTTGCGGCATTACGCGGCCTTTCACAAAATCGTCATCCTTTGGCATTAGCGACCGGATAAACAGACCTTTATCGTCTTCGCGCATATCGCTTATCGGCATTATACCAATAGGTTCATTGTGTCTATGTGACCACAGTGTTGGTACATTTACTTGTCCGTTAGATGCAGCGTTCTTCAGGAAGTCACTAAACGCACCATGCTCTATCCGGTCATCCCCGTAATCAACATTGCCGTATGCAGCCACATGTCCCTCGACGATAAAATAGTCGTCGTCAGTGTTTATCTGCTTGACCGACATTGGGAGTGTAATTTTGTCCATGGTTAGATTATCCTATTATGTACTGGGAGATGCAGCGGCAATTGGCTACATTATCAATCGATGCGCCGAGTGACGAGTCGCCTGGGTGCATTAAATATTGACCATTTACAATAAACGGCTCGTTAAGGCTTCGCATCTGGCCATTAACTTGCCGGTGTATTTTACGCACCCTGTCATCGCCAACAGTGCGCCATCTTTTTCTTGATGTGGTCGGCGCCAATGCAGATCCGCCTAAAATTCTGGGTGTCAGGCCAGATTCAGTCTCAGCTTCGATGTGCTTAGTACTTTCGGATGGTTTTTGCGTCTCAGTAATAGCTATGCCTGACACCCTTGATTGCAGTTTCCGCCTTAAAATTGCTGCAGCTGATACCGCAAGCTCGCGGTTTGTTAGTGTAATACCTTCGTTGCGTGCCTGCTCTAATGCAGTGTTAATAGCATCAAACATATTATCACGCGTCGTGGCTGTTATCGCCACAGCTGATTGAGATGCGTTTTGTTCACGCCAGGTCAAAAGCGCGAGTAATAAAATTTCTTCTCTGTCCTCATCTGTTATTTCGACCTGTTTTTTACCCGGCAGAATAACACCTTTAAATGCGTTCTGTGTGCGTTTATAGTGATTATCAACAAGTGTTTCCCAAACAGCCTGGTACTTACGCAGTGTAGGTATTGTCCCGGTTGCAGCGACAAAAATTCTGAAATCTTTAATGATCGCGTTAAATGCCGCACGAATCCGTGGGCGGAACCTGTCCTCGAGGGATAATTTTAATGCGAGTTGTTCGGTTATTGTTATTGTAGCCACAGTAATTATTCGTCGTCCGCGTCATCAAAACGCTTCAGCTCTAATCCACGTTCAAGCGTTTCTTTTTTTAGCTTCAAAATAGCTATTTTTACTTCACTTTCTTTGACTTCTCTGCTTGATTTTCGCAGGTGCACGTAAATTAGCACACCAGATAGTATGATACCGACCAGAGACGCTGCTTCGCCGATGCTGTTCGGCAACCATTCCATTAGCGTCGATAGACCGGTTGTCACTGTTGTCCCGGCTACGGCTACAGCTGTTTTTGGTGTGTGCACTACACTTAATATACTGTTCTGTAAGTCGCTCAATTTCTTTTTCTTGTTGCCATTTGCGGTAGTATACCAGTGCCCTGCAACACATTAGCAAAACAAACATAAGCCAAATTATTAAAGCATACATCCGGTTTAATCATCGCCCGCTGCCTCCGCTCGAAGCATCTCAGCGCGCTCTTCTGCGGTCATGTTGTCTTCTATGTACAAATCGTCGCCTAACGGTACAAGTGTAGCTGGTTGATACAGTGTGTCTCCGCCTTCGATAGATTCTCTATGTGGGAGCAGCGCCCTCAGTTCATTTGGCGTCTCGATGTTTATCTCGCGTCGTAGTTTAATTTCTTGCAATTTCTGCCGTATCAGAATGTTAATGGACTCATCATCATAAGATATCCGCATCTTATCATTTAGTCCATACCGTGGCAACAGTATTTTTGATAAGCCTGCAAAAATGATATTTGCGGTCGGCAAAACTGTGTTTTCAAAAAAATTAAACAACGCGTTTTCGACATTATTATATGTTGCAGCATCAAGCGTTACAAGTGGTAGGGGTATCCCGTACCGCAAATAAATCGAATGACCTGCCACTGCGTCAAGTGTGGCAAAGTCCATGTCTTTGTTGTTAGTGCCGAGTTCAGTTATGTTGACCTCTTCACCGGACACTACCGCGATACCACCAGCGTTTCCAGGTCCAGCGAGATCCTCATTAATGCGCCGCTTGCGCATCTTATGTTCGTCATCGCTTATCCCGTCTGGCTCATTAAAACTTACCAGTAAGGATAGACGACCACCGTTTTCGAGCAACGATAAATTGTGGTAACGGCCTTTAATTTGTTGTTTGGCTTCGAGCGCTGCGGCTTCAAGCGGGCTGTCGCCTTCGATGTTAGCTTCTCGAGACGAAAATCCCATAAGATGATACAGTTCTCGAATGTTTCCATCAAGGTATCTTACTGTGCGGCGTTTTTCCACACGTATATACTGACCTTGGCCGGATCCGATAGCCACATCGTAGCGAGCAGGCCGATAGTCGCTCGCCATTGTCGTGTAAACATTTTGCAGTTTTGGTGCGTAAATCTCAATAGGCGGTCGGTTTATGTTGCCGAGCATTGCCAGATATGCGTCATGCTTAAGTAGATAGTGCCGGGTGAATGCCCCAATAAATTGTGACCACGTCTCAAACGCGTTTGGAGTGTGCAGTAAATCAAGCACAGGATGCGATGTAATGAGCTTACCGGCACCATTAACGAGCACAGGTTCGATCTGTTCGACCTTTGACGCTATCATGTCCACAGCTGTGGCCACAGTGCTGTTTTGCCTGTAGTAAGACATTGCCTTTTGTGCGTCTATACGTTGGCCACCAAAAACCTGCTCTAAAAATGATCCTGCAGGTATAGGCCAAACAATTTCAGAGCCTTGGCTTTTCTTCTCCGCTGACTTAGAATTTTTACTACTAAAAAAACGCTTGAAAAACGCCATGTTATATCATCACTTTTTTATTAAGTACTGGCCAATAATTCATTACAACCGAGTCGGCGCGGTTAGGTGATTTGGTTCCAGACGGTGTCTTGTCTATCACGATTTTGCCCTTACCATTTATATTGTAGGTAGCCTGCGATAGTTCGGTTGTCAACTCATGCAGCTCTGTCAGCGTTGAATCGATACTGATAAGGTCTGTGTCTGGGTATACCTCGCCGTGTTCGACTGCCCGATATGTACGCTCAAACCGCACGCGCAACTGCCACCAGCCCTGCGCCTTAAGGTTTTCATAAAAATCCCTGTTCCTGGCAGTCGTCTTGTCACCTTGTATTATACGGCGTTCTTTGTGCAACGGGCTCGACGATGCAACCCATTTGACAAAACTTATACTGTTAATCCATTCGTTGCCATCTTCTCGGCGTAAATGGTTAACAGTTGTTTTTACAGAAGAACCGATGCCGATACTATCATACTGCAAATTGCGCGACCCGTCAAGCCGCATATAGTGGATCGCTTGTTTCGTGGTAATACCTACATCAGGCTCACCCCATGTATTGCACTGCTTAAGCACTATGCCGTTCCGCCTGGTGTAGCAGTTTAGGTCACCGCCTTCTTCGGCAACATCGAGAGCACTAATAATTCTACCATCTGTGTCAATGCCTAATTTTTTGTGTGCATCAATAGCGGATTTAACCCATATTGCAGGTATGACTACACGCTCAACAGCGGCAGAGTAATCACGGTCGATCTCTTGCGCAAAAATGTGGAGCATGCCCTCGCGTTTAAATTTTTCTTTTCGTGATTCATACCACTCGATGTCTTTTGCTGGGTGATCACGCCAGTCAAAAATAAAGACACGCGTAACACCGCGTGGTATATCCTTCCCAGGTTGCCACACAATCCCGGACTGCCGGCGCCGCGCAAAAACGTTACCGTGTCCATTAACACTTGAAAGATCTACCCGCACTCGCGTTGTTTCGGATAGAGCCGCTTCGATTAACTCTGGCCGTTCATAGTGTGCTGATTCGTCGCAAAAAAATATTGCTTTCCTGCCGCCTCTTCCAATATTATCCCCCGCCTCACCTGTGATTGTGCTACCATTCTCGGGGTTTATTATACGCATGTAGAGACAATGGTTTTTCGGCGAAAAATTACGTGGCCACAGGAACCTTGGCAGGTATTCAATCACCATCCGAATTTTTTCGAAAATGCTGTCCGGATCACCAAGCTTGTCGACAAGGTTTGCTTTACGCGACCCCCATCCTATAGAGGATCCATCTACATATAGCCATAGCCATACAGATACGGCGCTGCACAACCAAGTGGCACCGACATCACGACATTTCTCTATTAATCCACTTTCTTGTGTCTTTAATAGATCAAGGATAAAATGGACAAGCGTCTTTTGCTTATCGAACAGCTTAAACGGCATTAACACCGGCAGTGTCTCATGCATGGCATTACGCGGATCATACGTGACGCACCAATCTTCGATGAATTCGACTGGTCGCGTGCGGTAATATTCGCGTGCGCCATGCACCATCCTTAGATCACCTTTAACGCGAAAAAGCGCCTGTTGGCGCTTTATAAGAATACTGTGGTAATCAGGCGGCCAATGCATACTCGTTAGTCGTCCTGCTTGATCATTTGCGCGTAGATATTTGCAGCATCCTTAAGGTCTGTATCCGATTTGATGCACCCGTCCGCCTCTGTGATCATATTCGAGTATTCGTGTTTTTCTGGCGCGTAGGAACCTTTGACCTTGAATGCCATGTCAAGAGCTTTTAATTGCAGTCCGAGCGCCTCAACTTCACGTTCGTCGACAACAACACCTTGATGTGCGAAAAATTTGGTCTCTTTTGCATCGAGCAACGTAGCAAGTTTTATTTTAAGTGTCGTTTCGGAAAGGCCTACCTCATCAAGCCATTCGGCTATTTTATCTTTAAAATACTTGTAGTTAGCGCTCCCAGAACTACTTGGCGAACTGTATCCAGCAGCAATTGCGGCACCGGATTTTTTTAGGAATGTGCTCTTATTACTGTGATCTAAAAAATGGGATAACCACAATTGCTTTCTGGACGGTTTTTGCATGATTCGTTTTATTTGTTGCCTTTGTCAACCTGCGCTTGTGCAGCTTTTCCGAGGATCGAAATAGCACGTAAAACAAGCCCTCTATAGCGGAACTTAGGACAGCGTGTTAAGGCAATATCGACGAGCAGTGTAACAAGGCTGATTACATCTATATTAGCTGTGATTGTTTCAAACATGGTGGTCTCCCCAATTAGGATACATTATTAGTAGTTCTCTTTCGATTCGTTTTTTAAAGTACAGTAAAAATGAGTCGAGGTCAATGTCTACGGCTGCCTGTACACCGTCTATTAATGTGGCAGGCATCATTATGCGCCATTTTGATCTGTTAGGCCGATACATGAGTACCGGTGTCTGCCCGTCCTGTGTCTGATCTAATGTCTGCTTCCACCAGGCTTTTACGTTAGCTTTTTCCTGTCTTTTTATTTCGAGCGCGAGCCACTCCATGCCAACTACATCATATCCGCCGTTCATGGTCTGCATTAAATTGCGTTTTAGTTCTGGCGGTTCAATGCCGGCCGCTGTAAAAACCTCGTTAATCACAGGTTGCAATATCGCTATGGCTTCACGCTCACCCCGCTGGCCTTTGCTTCGACTGCTTTTTCCACCCATTTATAATGTCCCATCGGCTTCTCTAAAGTATATAGGCACAATCCCGTTGAGGATATTGCGCACAGTTTGTGGACTGCAGCCGACCTCGCATGCAATTACGGCATGCGACTTGCCCTCGCTACGTAGATTGGTAACACTGTTAGCAATACTGCGCCACTCAGCTTCTGTCCATTTAGATTTATTCGCCACTGTCTTTTTCCATTAGTAGTTGTTTCAGGTACATCACCAGGTCACACGCCTCTTGATAGGCGTCAACAAGAGCGTCACGTCCATTATGTGTTTTTAAGACTGTGCCATATTTTCTGCGACCGATCTCACTTCTGTACTTGAGATCAGCCAAAACAGCTGCAAGCACTTCGCTATCCCCATCTATAGGCATTTTTTGTCTCTTTGCATCGTCCATGGTTGTATTATAACACAAATTTTAGTTAAGGCAAACAATTATTTTTTATTGTTGTCGTAAACCCTGCTCTGAAGCAGATTTAGAAACAGAAGATAATCACCGCCTTTACCTGGCGTGTACCTCGGATAGTAATACTTTCCTTTATCGCGAAACCACAATCTGGTAAGGTTACTGTAACCGTTGTCGCCGTGAAACATAACCCAGTTTTGGCCACGGTATCGCGTGTCGAAATAGACACCGATTCTATAGAATGTTCGTGACATCACCAGCTTGTAAAACGCATCCACAGGATTGCCGGCAACGAAAAAGTCAACCGCTTTAGAATATTCGTACTTATCGGGGTCACAGAAATGCATTGACGTGGTCCTGTCAAATCTTGCCAATGCACCGGGTGCAGGTGAAGGGTAGATCGGAACTTTCAAAGCACTGCGCGCGCTCTGCAGTGTGGCCAACAAATATTCACTTGCGTACGCGTTCGGGTCCTCCGGAAATTCTTCTGGTGAAAAATCTGGATATTTACTCCAGTCTAATTGTCGCATTTCTGGCTCCTTAAGATTTTATAACTGGCCAAAGACCAGTGCTGGTGATCAAAGTGGTTATACATCCTTTGATCTCTTTGCGCACTTCTTCCCTACCTGCTTTCTTGGCTG